TTATCTATTTAAAAATAAATGCTCCGAAGATGCCGCTGCATGTCGTTACCCTTGAACCCTAAAGTTCAGCGGGTCTTTCTCAATTCTAGCAATACATTGCAATATTAAGCAATACCTAACGATATTAAAAAATCAATATTTTTAATAATTTATATTAAAACAATACAATGCAATATTACACAATCTTTAGCAATACAAAAATAGTCTATTAATGGTCTATTTCGGTAAATAAGGTCTATTTTTCAGATTTAAGTCTATTAAAGGTCTATTTTAATTGGTTAAAAAAGCGGCACTTAGCCGCTTATGCTGTGTGTGCCATTTTGTTTTGTTCAATATAAGCCAAAACATCAGCCTTAACATAATTTACTTGGCGTTTATGAGGCTTTGAAAAGGGAATGCCTCCACCTTCACATCTTTTCTTTTGCAACCACGGTAAGGATACGTGCATAACAATAGCTACTGTTTCAGGTGGAAAAGTTTGATTATCAGCAGCTTCCCAAAATTCCTTCTTAGCAGCCTCTTTTTCTGCATGTGTCATACGATCTAATTTAGTTAAACGTGACATTTATTTCTCCTTACTTTCCGCTTTAGGATTTGCCCACCAAAGTACAGGGCCATCTTCTGAATCAAATGCTGCAATTAAAAAGAATCCTTGTTCTGGCGGTTCTGGCTTCCAGTTGGGCCAAACTACTGCATCTTCCGGTATATTTGGTATTTCATCGTAATCTAATAGTTGAGTTTCAATTTCAACTCTAAGATTCATCTGAAGTTGTGCCCACTGTTCTCTTGTATAGGCTTCTGCTCCTTCTTCAATGGTGTCAAACAATTCAATATCTGGATGAAACCAATTGAAAAGGTTTTCAGGTGGTTCTATTGGCTGGATCTGATATTTAAAACCCGTCTCACTAGATCCATAAAATAGTTTTGCTTCATCAAAGCTTTTGGTTACAAGAGGGGCAGAACCTTTCTTATAGCAAATTACTATTTCATCAAATTTAAAAACACGTTCAGCTGTCTTCAAATCAAAGCATTGGTACATAGGTTCACTAAACCAACTTTCTACATAAAATAGATTTTTAATATGATCTTTGCGGGAACCGTGCCATTTCTGGACTTTGATAACATCATCGAAGATTTCTAAGAAAAAGTTGTTGCCTTCCTTTTCATGCATTTTTCTATAACGTTCAACAGCTCTCTCAGCTATCTCTTTAGAAGCTGCTGGTGTTTGTCTAAAAGGGCTGTAACCTTCAGGTCGCATTGCAACCGCCCATAAAGTTGATTCACTCATCCCTCAGCTCCCGATTCTTTTTCAACTAGTGCACTGTAAACATCTTTAGCTTCTTTAAGAGTAAGGAACTCTGCACCTGAACCAACAGACCCTAAGCAGACACAAGCCATTGCCATTATAGTTTTGTGATTTGGTTCCTTTGGAATTAGTAGATGAGTTTCTGGCACCGTTTGAGCTTTAGCTCTTGCTTTCCATGCCTTAAACATCTCGTGTTTTAGATATGATTTATTGGCGTATTCCTCAGAGGAAGGATCTAAGGGCAATTCACCATGTCTTTTAAAAAAATAAGCATCAAAATCTTCAAGTTCTTGGTTTAGATCAATCATTTAGGCCACCATTCTATAAATACGTTTAACTTCATGGTCCAGCTCATCCATTGCAGAGCGACCTTCTTTGAAATATTTCAAAAGCATTAGTTTGTATCGCTCTTGAGCTGCTTTGTTCATCACACCTTCGTTGCTTACTGAAAGGGTGGCTTTATTACCTTTAATTAAGTTCACGCCATGCGGTGTACCTTTCCTGCGATACCCGGCATTTACGTTGAACACAATGAACTTTTCGAAAAGCTGCATTGGAAGCAGCTTTGGCTCGAAAAGAAACTCTGGAGTAGTTTGTTTCGACATTAGAAAGGTTCCTCCAGTAAATAATCAGGTTCGTTTGATGCCGCATTTTCTAATTCATAGCGGCGTTTTCTCACATACCCCATTAGCTTTGGTTGAATTAGCGGATCACGTGCTGCTACATCTATTTCCAAAGCATCCAATGTTGTGAGGTCGGGCGCATTTTGGATCTGGACCATTAGTGAAGGCGGTTCATTTGCAGGTACCTTTGATTTTTCGAGCTCTTCAAGTCGCTTGTGAGTGGCAAGTAGGAGAGGTTCCATTTGTTTGTCATTCCACGTACGGGTATATCGATAAACTGCATTTACCTCTTCAGGTGTTTTTGATTCTTTTACACGCTGAAGAAGGGCATCTAATGCCTTCTGATATTCAGGATCTACTTTCGGCTCGTTAGTTTCTGGAATTAATAGATCCTCAGATGTGGTGACATTTGTTTGTTCGGTAATAACAATTGTTGGTTGAGTTTCTGCAGAAATAACTTCAATAGGCTTTTCTGCTTTTGATTTTTTGCCTCTCTGTTTTTTAGGTTCCTCACCAAGACGAATAACACTTAAATCATTGTTGATTTCAATACCGAGTGCTTTTGAAAAAGCTTTTAATTGAAGCTTGGCATTTTCAGCATCACGCTGAACAAAACCACTATTAATTGCTTCAATGAGTGCAGGAGTTTTAAATCCAACGTTATAAATGGAAGGTAAATATGTGTTGATTACAAAAACATTTTGACCCTCTTCATACTCATCAATAGTTAATGGCTTTGTGAATGTAATGCCAGCCAGCTCAATAGTTTCGATTTTGATGCAGAATTCAAAACCCGGTTTACCAAAAACAGAAGCGGGGAATTGATCTAAGTCAGAAAAGTCCAACATGTCTCCAATAGGACGACAAAGAACAGTTTTACCTTTTTGAAGAGCTGCAAATGCTTCAGCTGCAGTGATTAGATTATTCATGCTGTCATCCCCGTTTTAGCTAATGTTTCAATGTCTTGTTTAACTGCATTTAGTTTTGTCGCTTCAATTTGGATAAGGGCATCTATGCCGAAGTGTTCACAAACTGTTTTCACGTCTAGGCCGCGTTCAGCTATGAAGTTTTGAAGTTCATCTCTTTGTTGATCTGAGATACCGTTAAATTCAGGTGGACTAATCCAAGTGCCACGTTGCTTATCAAACGTGCAATTCAATGCTTTAGCCCTCATTAACATTGCTTGGCGCATGTTCTGGTAATACATATGTTCTTTATCAAGCGACTCAGTTAATTGATTAAGGTCACCTGCATGCTCTGCTTCCTCACAGCTTTGTTTCCAGTTTTCTAGCTCTTCTTGGGCTTTAGCTGCTGCAAGTTGTGCAGGCGTTAAGGTGTTAATGTGATCTTTAGCTTGAGTAATCAGGTCAGCCAAGAAAGTTGGATGTGTTTTGAGATCTGGTACCCACACTTCACCAGTTTCACCGCCTAGTGCACCTGAGTTTTTCGCATGATGTGTAGGTGAGGGTTTGAAATTAATAACGCGGGCATTTTTACCTTCACCAGTAGTAACAGTTGTTAGATAACCCATGACATCTGCGATACGGTAAAGCTCGTTACGGTTTTTACCACCTAGATCTGGGCGGTAAATAATTTGATCACCGTTTTGATCTTCTGATGCGTGTGCAATGAAAACAACATCTTTACCTAAACTGATCAAAGTATTGATGTATTGCTTGAACGTTTGGTTCGCTAAACCTTGAGCCTTTAACTTTAAAGAACCATCTTTTTGACGGTTATTTGCCGTAAGTAACAGGTGGGTTTTAATGCATTCAAGCATTGCACCCACGGTATCAATGACAACGGTTTTATATGGTGCTAAGTCCTGCGGAGTAAGGTTTGCAACATCACTCCATTGTTGAACCTGTACAACCGCACCACGACGTAATTCACCAGTACGGTGAGCACCACGGTCAAAGTCAAAAGAAATTGCTTTTTCCGCAGTAAAGCCCATCGATGATTTACCTAAACCTGGATCCGCGTATAGGTACACAATAATTGCTTGAACCAATAAAGTTTGGTCAGCAGTAATAATCGGTAGAGCCATTTTATTATCCTTATCTTGAGCCAGTGAAGCCGCGCTTAGTTTTATAAGCCTTGCGGTCATAAGTAGGGATGTTTGTTTCACGCAGTTTTATTGCGAGCTGCTTTCTGCGTTGGAAATCAATTTCTTGTGTGAGTTCATTCCAAACTTTTGGATAGTCAGTTTGGAACCTGAACACATTTAAAGGCGTCTTAAATCCGTCTTTAACTTTGTAAAGAACTGAGCCATTAGCATTAGATGCGTACACTTGCCAGCCAATACGAACAGAGTAGAGGCCCTTATCATCACGGCCTAAAAATGACATGTAGCCGTCAGGGTGTTTTTTGAAATGAGTCATCTTTAAGCCTCCACCAACTTGTTACGTTCGATGAAGCCTTTTAGAAGGTCATTGATGTTGCGGATGTCTTCAAATTCGGTGAAATCGTTATATGACTTACCGTTAACATCAGTAATTTCATTTACTGTGAGTTGAGTAATATCAACAGCGGTAAATTCAGAACCCGGAACGCCGTAACTGTCTGGATGAGCTTCAAAATCAAAGCTAACGTTTAAACGGAAGCTATCTAATTTAATTACAGCAACGCCAGAATGTTTACCTGTGATTTTCGCGGTCAACACACCGTAAGTACTTGGTTGAGTCTTAGGGGTAAATAGAGAAGGGGCTTCTTTTGCTTGGAAAGCTGGCTGCAATTGGCAAGCAACTAAAGAACCACCTGAGATTGCAAGAGCAGCCATGCTGACAAATGCAAAGGAGTTGAAAGGGGTAGCTTTTACGTTCATAATTGATCTCGCAGTTTGCAAAAGCACATCGGACCTGGGGAGGGGCGGTGTGCTTTTTTGATGTCTACGAGATAAATATAAGAAAACTTAGTTTTATTGTCAATAAGAAATCTTATTTTAATTTAAGAAAGCTTACTTTTATGCTTTAATAGACAAAAGAAAACCCAACTATCAAAGGTGATAGAAATGAGTCTAGGCGAAGAAATGTTTGAATGGCGCAAGCAGATGGTTGAGAAACTACTGCTTCAGGAAAGTAATATTGATCAACTAGAAGAAAAAGTTGATCGTGCTGAAAAGATTCTTTTTGGTGATTGCACAGCCGCTTTCAAAATAGAGTGCACGCTTCGGAACGCGTATGCGCTGAAAGCTATTCTTGATGACTTTGCCACCAAGAATAACTGCAAGCTGAGTATAGTAGAGTGTGAGTAATCAGGGTTAGCTCATTCCTGAAATGGGTTTTGATGTGGCTTTAGGCTTTGGCTTAAGTTCTTTTAAAGCTTCTTCTACCGCTTTCAGTGATTCCTGGTAGGTTTTAACCCAAAGATCAGCACTTTTTATATTGATGGTTGAAGGATCAGTATCAGCAATGGTTGCCTTAGTAAGCTCTAACGCTAGAGCTTCTATGATTTCAGTTTTCATATTTTCTCCGATATTAATGGTTATTTAAGATCAATGTTGGCACAAAGTCTTAATCCCATAATATCAGGGAAAATTTGAATATATTAAAAAAGAAAACCCACACAGGGTGGGTCTTCTTATTATAGAAGATATTAAGTCTGTAAGAATTGTTTAGCGACATTCTGCTTTGCTAAGTCCGCTGCATAAGTTTTAATCTCTTCACGTTTAAACATTTTATCCAGGCTACTGCTTTTATTTTGAAATACAACAGACTGAATTGCATTAACTTGTTGTTTGATGTGGTTTTTTTCTTTCATTTCTTAATCCTTAAAATAATTGTCAAAGAAGTGCTGATTTAGATTAGAGGGGAAATACTGCTTCCTTTTTACCCATACTAACCCATCGCCTTTTGAAATAACAGCCACATCAATAGGTCCTCCAACTGTTTCTAGGCTTGAATAAGCCATTTTCCTCTTAAATGCTGTAATGTTGACTAGAGTTTCTGCCATTGTCGCTAATTCATCTTTAGGCAGCACACCAATCATATCTATCATTGGCGTTAAGTGTCTATCCCTAATTTCTTGTTGTAAGGTGGTATTAAAATCATTCAGCATGGCTTTTGATTTATTAATTAATTGTGAAATTTCAACAGGATTTAGATTAGGAGTTTTTTTCAAAAATTCCGTAAGCATTGAATCTAAATATTCTATGGTGAATTGATGTAACTCTGGATCAAATCCTCTAATAAAAGATTGCACTACATCTTCTTGAGCAAAAGCAATAATTCCAGATCTCATTCCAGAATTTGTATTAACAATAGTTTTCTCTTCATCTTTTTTGTAAATTAGTGTGTTTTCAAAGTATCCAGAGATTTGATAAGTAATTACTGAAGGGAAAATATCATCATCACCAAACCCTGAGATTACTAATCCAGTAGATGCTTCAATAAAGCCATTATTCGTTACAGTTAAAATTACAATTTCATTAAGCAGTGAAATTACATCACTATTTTTCAAGAATTCCTTAAAGTAATGTTTGATTATAGGTTCGCTAACTAATTCTATTTTTGATTTTGCAGGAGAAATGTCTCCTGACCATGTAGGTTCATAACCAGAATGGAAATCCCTAATTTTTGTTAAAATTTCTATAATAAATTTTTCTTCATCATCCGCAGTTACAGATTCTCCTCGTACAATCTTTTGTGTTACATCATTTTGTAATTGGTTTTTTATAAAATCAAAAATAAAAATTATTTGCTTTTCAAGCCATTGATCTTGGATATTTAGGTCAAAAATAGTTACTCTTGCTTTCAAGAAAGATAAGAAACTTTCCGCATAATTTTCGAGTTTTTCAAAACGATTTTTTGCGTGTTCTTTACGATAAATCTTAATTAAAGTTTCCCAAGGAATATTTAATAAATTAGCATTTCCATAAACCATTACGCCTACAGGCTCTGTTTTGGAAAGTGAAAATAGCTTAATCGCGCTATTAATAATTTTTTGAGATCCGATAGTTACTGCACTATCCGCAGCTAATGCCACACCATGTGGATTTAAAATTGCAATTTCAGCGGTCATAATTCTCTCTTTACCCGATCTGTTCTAGGACTGTGTCGGGTTCACAGCTTATTAATCTTTGGTGTTATTAATTTTCTGACCTAGCTTTCCTTCTTTTACCAACTGCACGACCTGCTCATTAGTAAGCACAGGAATAAAGACTTTGTCGCCAATATCTTTAGAAAGAATCTTCACTTCTTCGGCGGTTAGCACCAAAGCTTCACCATGTTTCGCAGCATCATTGATGCGAGCAATAATCTGGTTGATTGGTAGTTTAGAGTTGTCCATAAGTCTTCCTGTGATTAATGCGAATAAGGATGTTCTTGTCTGTGCTGACTTGGCGGCACGATATCTGTAATAGCGGTAATACTTTCAACCTCGTCCATTTCAAAGAAAAATCGCTCACCACCATTCACAGAAAGCAAACTTAAAACCCCACCATTGATGCCGACAAATTCTTTAATTGTGCATCTTCCATCCTTCAAGCACACCTGAACAAACTCATTCGGCACAAGCTCTGCATCAGGGTCGCATACAACATACCAGCCATTACGAATTGCTGGAAACATTGAGTCGCCAGTGCCTTTAATGCCATAGGCTCTTGGTCCTGCTGAGTGAGTTGGAACATACCCATCTCCAGCATTGCCTTCATAACCCATATCTGTGAAATAGCCATCCATGCCCATCTTGGAGTAAGCCTTAACAGGAACATATCTTTTTTGGGTGGGGAATGATTTAACAGGTGTTTCAAGAAATTTAACAGCATCTTCGCTATCGGGAATATTGTATTTTTTCTTAAAAGCTTCGATATCCAGAACTTTCAATTGTGTAACAGTGCTATCCAACTTAGGGCCGCTTTCATCTCCATTAGTTATATATGAAGTCGACACTCCGAAATAAGCGGCCATTTTGCTTAATGGGTCTGCTTTAGGAGCATAAGCATCTTTCTCCCAACCAGTGACATTGGGCGCACTAACTCCGGCGATTTTTGCCAACTCGCCTTGGGTTAATTTCTTTTCTCTTCGTAAGGCGCGAATACGCTGACCCATAGTTTCTAGATTCTTCATATAAGTTATCTTACATCTTGCAAAAATAAGTTATCTTTGTTTTAATACTAAGAAATCTTATTTTTGAGGTTGCACAAATGACCAAACAGGAAGCTTATGAGTTGCTTGGTGTCAATGGTGTTGGCTTAGCAAAGTTATTAGGAATTGAGCCACCTGCTGTTTACCAGTGGCCAAATGAAAAGATTCCTTTAGCTCGCGAATACCAAATCAGAGATTTGGCAAATGGCAAAGAACCAATCAAACGAACTACTTCAAATGCTTAGGACCTAACCATGAGCAAATTATCAGTTGATATATCTGCAAGCGCCAGAAATGGCGTATCCCGCATATTGCATGGTCTTGATATAAGCAATCAAAAAGAGATTGCTGAACAATTAAAAGTTGATCCAAGCACTATTACTCGGCTTAAAACGGATAAGAAAAACAATGGCTTGAATGAAATTGAAATGTTTTGCGAGCTATTGAGTTTACTTGGTTTAAAAGTCGTTCCTAAAGATTATCAGAGCATTGATAAAGAACGTGTTGCTGCACTTTTAGTTATGTCTAAAAGCTGGATGAACCGTATAGAAACGGTGGATGACTTATTTCATGACGAAATCAGTGGTCAAAAAGAAAAGCTTGGATATTAAAAAACCACTACCTGCTGTAACAGGAGTGGTTAGGCATTCAATTGAGGTGGATCAAATGAACACAAACAATTTATCAGAACAACCAATCGAACTCAACTCACCAGATTTTTTAATAGGTGACGTTGTAGTACTTACTAAAGAGTGCCGTACTTTCAAATCAAATGATTTGTTTGAAGTTAAAAATAAAACTTTGACTAGGTTGTGGACTATCAAATCGGAGAATCATTTGATTCTGGTTTCATCAAAAGAAATCCGTACAGCAACAGTAGCAGAGCTCAACGCTAAACGCCGCCTAACAAAAGCTGAGCAAGCATTAGCGGAGGTGTCATGAATAGTCAATTTAAGTATAAACCTGAGTACAAACAGACTCAGGAAATTCAGTCCTTCTTTGATCCAGCGTTAGTGATTCTCAATGAGCTACATGATCGTAACCGTAAAAATCTAAGAGCCAAAGGTTATGACGAAAATAATGCTGCAATAACGCGTGAAGAATTTTCACAAACTATGGCACAGCGTTTTCGCATTAATCAGTGGTTAGCAGGGCAGATCGTTAATAGTTTGGCTAATGCTGACTTGGTTCAAAAATTTGGTGGGTATGTAAAGCCTAAGGTCGGTGTACATGAGTAATTTTGTGCCTAATTCCTTTCAAGTGCCTAATGCATTTGTTGACGAGGTTTTAAATAAAATCTCTGATGCTGCATGCAAAATTTATTTAGTTATTTGCCGTAAAACTCGTGGCTGGAATAAGGAGATGGATTCCATCTCTTTAACTCAATTTGAAGAGATTACAGGGAAGAGTAGACCGACAGTTGTTAAATGCCTTAATGAATTAATTAAAGTTGGTTTAGTCGTGGAACAACCAAGCACAATTCATGGAAATACATTCAAATTAGGTAACGATACTAGCGTTGGTTTAGTGCTTAAATTCCCTAGTAAAAATTTTTTACTACCTGAAATTTATGGCCAAACTAGTAAAAATTCTTTACCACTTCTAGTTAAAAATTTTAACTACACTAGTAAAAATTTTTTACCGCTACTAGTAAAAATTTTTAACACACAAAGTATCACTATCAAAAACAACTCTCAAAGTAATAAAAAAATAAATAAAAAAAGAGAGTCTGTTTCTGAAAAACCTAAAACAGAAAAACCAAATGAATTTAATCCACGTTCAGTTGAACTACCTGCATGTGTAGATCCAGAGCTGTGGAACAATTTTGTTGATATGCGTATCAGCATCAAAAAACCACTTTCTGAAAACGCAGTAAAGCTAATCCTTAAAAAACTTATCTCGTTTGGACCTTTCGCTAACCAATCACTGGAAAACTCAATTATCGGAAATTATCAGGGTGTATTTGAGCCTCGCCAAAATCAAATTCAGGAAAACCCACAATCTCATAACGTTCCTGAAGAACCGGGTTATTTCACTCAAATGTACGCTGAGAGCAACCGTTCAAACGTGATTGACGTTACGCCAGTGTCACAAGATTTTGGAGGCTATTAATCATGAATGAATTAGCACCATTTGAAAGTTTTTTAAAAGAACTAATTGCGGCGTACAGAACTAAATACGCTGTTCAGTTCAATAAGAATTTTCCAGTAGAGGGGAAAAATGCCGTTCCAATGCAAATCGTTGAACAGCAGCTTGCTAAAGCATTGGTTGGGGTTACACCTAACCAACTTCAAAGAGGCTTAGCGCTATTTTACGCAAGTACAAATACATACATGCCTAACTTCGCTGAATTCCGTGCTATGTGCATGGGGGACGATTGGTGGAGCGCCGAGAAGGCTTGGGTTAAGGCTTGTGAATACACTCAGATCTCTCAACACAAAAAAGTGACTTTGCCAGACGGAAGAGAGCAGAACCAAGAAATTACAACCTTGACCAAATTTGTACTTGATCAAGTCTATTCACTTATTCAAGACGGAGAAATGTACAAAGCCAAAATGGAATTTATCAAGGTGTATGACGAGTACAAAGCAGAAGCTCAGTTAAAGGGAAAAATTCAGGCTTGGTACCAAGAACCAATTTTATTAGCTCAGAAAAATGAGCAAAAAGTGCATATACCAGTTTCAAATGACGAAGCGCAAAAGCATCTCAAATCTTTGATGGAACGGTTAAAGATTAACGGCCGTAAACCTGCACCAGTACAAAAGCTTAAGGCTAAGGAAAAAGAGCCTGAGCTTACAAAAGAATTAGGACCAGATCCTTTCGATAATCCACACGAATACGCAGAGATGTGCCGTCGGGAGGGTATGCCAATCCCTAGAAATATTCTTCAGCTAATTGATGGGGCGAATGTATGAATGCAGTTGAGTTTATGAAGGAACATGGAATCGAAAAGGCTCGATTTGTTATTGGATCTGCTGAAGTAGGTGGTGTTGTAACCCCAAAGATTTTAGACCTTAAAAAATTGGTTCAATCGTTGGAACTAATAGAGCAAATTGGTGGAGTTGAAGTTGCTAAAGGCAAAGTATTTATTGCTGATTTCAATGATTTCAAAATGATCAAATTTTTAATAGGTAATAAAGATTTTGTTGTTCATATAAAAAGAGTTCAGGAGGCTATAGCAGACCACGAAGCAGTTAATGGAAATGAGATAGATCCTTTAATCAAGTTAAAAGCTGGTTTAACAAAGTTAAGAGATAAATTTATAAACGATGCCCATGCATTAACGCTTTTGGGTGACCTAGATAAATCACGTGTTTATAACGGCATTGCTAATCAATTAGATCACTTATTAAAGGGCGGTGCTTAATGTCATCAATGAGCCTTGCTGAATATCGTGAATTATTTCCTATTCAGAAAAATAAAAAGCGCCGTTCAGCAAAGCAAGGTACAAGACAGCCGAGTGAAGGCGAGACGGTATTAGCAACACATTTAAAAGCATGCAAGATCAGTTTTGAACAGGAATATAAATTCCATCCTGAACGTAAATGGAGAGCAGATTTTTTAATAACGGGTACAAAGATTTTGATTGAGGTGGAAGGCGGGATCTGGAGTGGAGGCCGTCATACAAGGGGCAAAGGCTATATAGGGGATATGGAGAAATACAACTCCGCAGCAATGATGGGTTTTACAGTTTTACGGTTCAGCACAGAGCAAGTGAAAGCAGGCGTGGCGATTAAACAAATTGAGCAATTGGTAGGTGAAAAATGAGTGCAGTTTTAAAAACACAACAAATGGATTGGTCTAAATATACTATTGACGGTTGGTTAGAGCAGTTTGGCGCATGGTGTGAAACAGTTAGAATGAAAGGGGGTGATTTGCCAGATGGGCTTCATATCAATCAAATTTACTGGTTGATGCGTGAAGCTGGCAAAGAAGTACAAAAAAGTAAATCTTATATTCGATGTGAGATCAGTGATTATGAGGCGGATCAAATTCAAGCACTTTTACGAAGTCTATTAAATTCTGATAAAACAGATTTTACAACTAAGTTTGCATTAATTTGTTTAATTAAAAATAAGGTTGAAAATAAAGGATTGTTGAAGGTTGCTCAAGAAACAAACCAATCTAAAGCTCAGGTCGCAATTATGGTGAGTTGCGCTAGATTTTATTTATTAGGTCATGATAAAAGATTAAGACAAAATGGAGGTTCAAATGAAAACATACACTGTAAAACTATATGAAGGCGTTAGTCGGGAGAAAGTTAATGAAACTTTGAAATACTACCCTGATTATTTTGGTAAAATATCAATAATTACAAATGTAATTAATAATAAATTGCAATTAACACTAAAAGCATTTGAAGGAATCGACGTTATAACTGCCAATGATCTAATGATTAAAATCGTTGAACGTTTAAAAGCTTCTCAATTAGTAGAAAAGCATAATTTAGACTTGTTGACTGTCTAGACGCTTTATGGCATATTTTTGATATAGTGGACGAAGTATAAGTAATTCACTGATCTAAAGCTCATCGTTTGATGGGCTTTTTGTTTTTATACTTGCTAGATTTCAATTATGATTTAAAATTAAATCAGGTTGCTCGTCGCCAAACATCGCCACCTGAAATTCTATTAGAAATGATAGTTATTTGTTTGTGTCACCTCCATATTAATTAATTGTAGAGTTGATATTGTGTTGTACTGGTGGTGGGCACCAAGCGCCACCAGTACAATCGTTAAAAGCGCCCCTTTTCTTTGCATTAAGTAATGTTCCTTTGATTTAATGGTTAGATTTACACCACACATTAGCTGTCTTCATCCTAAATACATGGTCGTTACATTATAAATCATCTAAATTGAATGCTTGTCTAAATGTTAAGCGTTTAAGAATGCCCACTTAAGCATGTTTATATTTATGCTATAGTCCAGTCTAATTAGAATTTGGTACTTAAAATGAATATCTGTGTTGGTGGTGAACTAGATGGGCAAAAGATAGAGAAAGAAGGCAGATTACTAAAAGCTTCTGATATCGACCCATCTTTTAAAACTGAGTACTACAAGCAAGTTTTTAACCGTGACAACATTAATTATCATTTTTGGCTACCAATAGGGTCCAACTTGCATGAAATGTCAAAGCGAGTTTTGGATATTTTGAGAGCATCAAAAAATTAAGCTTAAAGTATATTGTAAATACATCTTCTAACTTGTATGATATGTCACAAATACTGCGCTGAAAGTTTTTTGTTTTTTGACCCGTTTCTTTTTAGAAGCGGGTTTTTTAATGTTTATGTTTTTCTTGCCGGACGTATTACGGCATGTAAAGCCCCGCTAAATATCAATTATTGGCGGGGTTTTTTCTTTAATTAATTTGATGATTTAGTTCTCGGTAGTAAATAATTTACTATTGAGAACTAAGTATTTGAAAAATAAAAATAATTTGATTTTTTATTTTATGTTTAGTATGTTGGTAAATATTAATTATTTTTAGGTGAAAGTATGACTTTATTTATTGGTGGTCGCCATCATGGACAATTCTTGTCGAAAGACGAGTCAGATTTGAAGTTAGAAAGTATTCCAAAGCAGTATGGACCAAGAACAGGTATGCAAAGGCCAACAGAGTCATACTTTAGAACCCAAGTAAGCTTCCAAGGAGAAGTGAAAACGTTTTATATAATTTCTGGAAAACAACCAATCGAAATGAGAGATGAAATACTTGATTTATGGGATCAAGTAAAATCAGACATATATGCTATCTAAATAGTTTAAGAAATTTTCTTCCTTTTTCGGGCGGTTGTCTTTCGTGCTATAGTCCAGTCTGATTAAAAACTGGTACTTATAATGAATATCTGTGTGGGTGGTGAACTCAATGGGCAAGTGATAGAAAAAAAGGGGTGTTAAGAACAAAGATGTATATAAATATTAGTAAATTATAAAATTATTAAATAAATTCAAATATTTAAATTAAAAATAAGTGGTAAAACTTTAACAATATTTACGTACGTGATGAATTTAGTAACTCAAATAAACATTATTTTAGACGGATAATTATAAAAAACGGAGTACAAATGTCATGAATAAGAATGTAGAGCTAATAAATTACATTGATGTAGCTGAGACAGTTTACGAACGGGTATATGAAAATAATAAAATTTCAAATAATTTGATTGTTAATCTAAATCGCATTATGGCTGAGATAAAGAATCAAGCTGCAGAAAAAAAACTCAAATTGAAGTACAGCTCAATAGACTTTGAATATTGTTTAAGTTTGCCTTTAGCTGATCGCAAAATAAAAGTAGATTTAAGCCTTATACCTCATTTTGAAGATCGTGAAGAAAGTATTTTGTGGTTAACTAACTTTATTGGAAAAATTTGTGAGCCCAGAAAGATGCAAAGACAGAAAAAAAACTTCATTAAGTACCTGTGAATTTTAGATGAACCGCCCTTAAAGCGGTTTTTTATTGCTAGTAGAATATTTAAGGTATCTTTTCTAATAGGAACACACTATTAAAGTGTTTTTTATTTATTTTTTAGATTGAAAAGATTGCTATTTAAGTAATTTAAATATAAAAATCTTTATTGATTGAGAGTAGTTGTTATACAGGATATTTATAAGGATTTTAAAATGACAATTATCACATTGCTCGATGTTAAGACGAAGAAGAAGGTGATAGTTCGGTCCGTAATAGACCCAATAGCAAGAATAGACAAAAAAGGGAATATACAAATTATTCAAATTCATAAATGGCTATATGATGAATCTGGAGATTTCGTTGATGAAGACTTATATGAGGCACTCAACAATGGAGAAGTTGGAATATACATAACTTTGCAGTATATGATCATTAATATTGAAAATTAATTATTTTTTATTTTTAGTCAGTTTGAGTTCTTAGTCTCTAGAGCCTAATGGTTACTATACATAAGACCTTGTTAAGTATTACCTATTGATGGGCACATATTCTTTATAAGTCTTGATAATTAAAAAAATTATGTAGGCTAAAAATAAAACCATTTAAAAAAAGAAATCTTTATCTATTTAAATATGAATATTTGATGTTTTTAATTCTATCCCTATTGCTAGTGCTTAAATATTATGCCAATATGAAGTTGGAAATATTTCCGAATAGATATTTCCTATTTCAGGTTTAAGCGTTTTTTTTCGCTAAGCCCATTTCTGAATAAAAATAGGAAGTGGGCTTTTTTATTTTTAAATATTTCAGTATTATCAGTGTGTTGCTTTAAGTAACACTAAACCTTATTGATCAGCGCAAATATCAAAAAAAGGGGGAGCTTGCCTACTAGGCAAGCTTTTTAAATTGATGATTTAAACACAATAATCCATTTTAAAGCTCAATAGAAAGATCAAACTTCCATAGCTTTTATTTGTACTAATTTATTGAATATAATCGTTTTTATAATTTTTAAAATTTTCTTAAACTAAAAATGGAAAATTTCTTGTTGCAACATTGTTATAATAGGACTACCTTAAGAAAAATACTTTATAAAAATGAGGAGCTGCTGAAATGACACAGTATCTCATGTTTGCGGAAAATATTTATAACAAAATTAAAGATGAGGAATTGTTTTCACATGACTGTATTGAAAATATGAACTTACTTATGACATGTATACGCAGAGAAATTAAGGGAACAGAATTTAAATTAAAATATAATTTTATTGATTTTGTTGAATTGTTTAGTAAACAATTAGATGAATGTAAAGTAAAAATAGATGTGAGTTTGATTCCTCCTCATAATTCAGAAGGTGAGTATATTTTATGGTTAGCTGGATTTATCGAAAAAATTACAGAAGGTGGACCTAAACCACCTCCGCCTATAAAGAAGTTTATTCCAGAGTATATGAGCTTCAAATCTGAATTAGATTTTTTACCCTTAAATGAGGAAAAAATTCAAAACGAAGGTAAAGAAATTACGGATTACTTTAATTCAAAGCTTTATAAGGCAACTTTTAAGAAGTAATACTATATTGCCTGTGAGTTTAGCCACCGCCTTAGGGCGGTTTTTTTTGGTGAGAATAATGGATTCTACAGAATACTTTTGGCTTACTCGGAAAAAAGAACCTAAAACTAAACCTAAAAGCCGGCCATTGCCTAAGGCGAAGCAAAAATATCTCGAGGCTGAGGCAACACTTAAGGAAGAGCTTGAGGATTTGGCGATTGGATTTGAAAGTAAGTTTCAGCCGATCCATACCAAACACTGGCGCTTTGATTTTCATATAGTGAAATTGCGTTTGCTCATTGAAATTGAGGGTGGTCCCTGGTCTGGTGGGCGTGGTGGAAAGCTGTCAAATAAAGCATGGAGTCTTGATCGATATGATCAAGCTGAATGGATGGGTTACAAAATAGAGCGCTTTCATCCAGATTCTATTTTGTCGGGATATGTCATCAACTGGATAAAAAGTGAATTAGCGAGAATTGAAGATGGAGCAAATCAGACCATTTCCACCGACTGATTTTATTGATCAAGCAGATGAAGAACAAGCAATTCGTTTAATACCGGCACCAGACCTAAAGAAATGGGTTATTGCTAATTACTTAACGATTGGTGGACCACTTCATAACCCGGATCATGATCATATTGCTGAGCTGCTTCATGATAATGAAGAGTTTTTGGCATTTGCATGGGCTTCTTCTGCCTATAAAAGCAAGCAAGCTATGGTATTAGGCCAGTGCGAAAAAGTCATGTTCAATGTTGGTGGCTGGCGTAAAGCTAGACAAGAGCAACAGATGCGAGACTGGTTTGGTTTTGTACCTACATATTTAATAACGGTCGATGCATCTTTCTGTGAGCGTGCAAACGATACAGAGTTCTGTTACTTGCTTGAACATGAGCTTTATCACATTGGTGTGATGAAAGACGAAGATGGCGAAATCATTTATAGCGATAGTACGGGGCTGCCTAAACATTACCTAGCTGGTCACGATGTAGAAGAATTTGTTGGCGTGGTTAAACGGTGGGGACCGAGCAAAAATGTTAAGCGACTTATTGAAGTCGCAAAGAATCCGCCGTTTGTTTCGAATCTTGATATTTCAAAATGCTGCGGAAACTGCGTAATCAACTGAGCCGAATGGCTCTTTTTTTTGCCTTCTTTGCTAGACGTAGCTAGACAAAGGTGGGGGTATGGCTGCACTTAAAGAACAGGTAAAAATATTTATTGTTCAAGCGCTTGCCTGCATGGATACCCCTCAACAGGTAGCTAATGCTGTCAAGCAAGAATTTAACATTGAGATTGATCGAAAACAGGTACAACTTTATGACCCGACAAAAGCGGCAGGAAAGAATTTAAGTAAGAAATATAAAGACCTTTTTCATAAAACCCGAGAGGACTTTAAAAAGAATGTTTATGACATCCCTTTAGCTAATAAAGCCTATCGGCTTAAAGAACTTCAGAAGATTTATGAAGACTGGAAGAACAACAGGCTTATGAAGCAAGGGGTTATTAAACAGGTTCGGGAAGAAATGCAGGGTTATGACCTGATGTTATTAAATCTTGAGTTAAAGCAACTTGAGATTGAAAAGTTAAGAGAGGGTGAAGGTGATGAAGATCCAACACCAGTCAAGGTAACTATTCAAGTTGTGGATGCGAGTAAAAAAGATGCCGAACATCAATCCGACACTGAATGTACCTCAGGCTAATTTTTTGCAGATGGAAAAGAAGTTCCGCGCATTTGTCGCTGGCTTTGGATCGGGAAAGACTTGGGTTGGATGCTCCAGTTTATGCAACAAAGCTTGGGAATTCCCTAAAGTACCTTTGGGTTATTTTGCTCCAACTTACCCGCAGATTCGCGACATTTTCTTTCCAACTATTGAAGAGGTTGCTTTCGATTGGGGGCTTAAAACTAAGGTTTATGAAACCAATAAAGAGGTGGATATCTATTATGGTCGGCAATATCGAACGACAATCATTTGCCGGTCTATGGAGAAACCAGCAACAATTGTAGGTTTTAAAATTGGCCACGCCTTGATTGATGAACTTGATGTTATGGCCAAGGTCAAAGCTCAACAGGCTTGGCGTAAGATCATCGCACGTATGCGTTATAAGCAAGCTGGTTTGCTCAACGGTATTGATGTGGCCACTACACCTGAAGGTTTTAAGTTTACATACGAGCAATTTGTTAAAGAGGCAAATAAATCAGAGGCTAAGCGTAAGCTATATGGAATGATTCAAGCTTCAACTTATGACAATGAAGCTAATCTTCCAGATGACTACATATCATCACTTTATGAGTCTTATCCGCCGCAATTAATTTCAGCTTATTTAAAAGGGCAGTTTGTCAATTTAACCAGCGGTGCTGTTTACCCCGACTTTGATCGAGTTCTAAACCACACGGATGAAGAAATTAAGAAGGGTGAGCCTTTACTCATTGGTATGGATTTTAACGTGCTTAAAATGGCTGCTGTGGTTTATGTCATTCGAGAAGGGAAGCCAAGAGCTTTAGATGAACTGGTTGGCGTGAGAGATACACCGACGATGTGTCAATTGATTAATGAGCGCTTTCCAGATCACGATATTACCGTGATTCCAGATGCTTCAGGTCAGGCAACATCTTCAAAGAACTTCAGTGAATCAGATCATGCAATCTTAAAGAAAAATGGATTCAAAGTTGAAGTGAATGGGGTGAACCCGGGCATTAAAGACCGTATCAATGCAGTTAATGCCCAGATCCTGAGTGCCGATGGCGAAAGACACCTCAAAGTAAACACAAATAAATGTCCAAACTTCACGGCTACTTTAGAGCAGCAAGTTTATGACAACTTTGGAATGCCAGATAAGACTGCAGGATTGGACCACGTTGGAGATGCTGGTGGATATCCATTAGCTAAACGTTTTCCGATCATCATTCAGAAAGTATTTAAACGGCGCACAATCGCTGGTTTTTCTCGTTAAACAACGCACCTTTACAGGTGCTTTTTTATTGGTGTTTTTATGGCAGTTACTGATAAACATCCGCAGTATATTGCTGCACAAAAAAGCTGGTTAATTATGCGAGACGCCGTTGCTGGTGAAGAGCAGATTAAACAGGCACAAACTAAGTACCTAGCTAAATCGGCCGGAATGATTGAGGCTGAAAAGCAAGGTGATACGACTGGAGAGATTTATAAAGCCTATCTAAGTCGAGCTCAGTATCCATTATGGGTTCAGGATTCATTACGTACGATGATTGGTTTAGTTTCAAAGCTTGAGCCGAATATTGTGATTGAAAGTTCTCTACTTAAAGGTTTGATAGAGAATGCAACAAATGACGGTTTTGGGCTTAAACAGCTCTTTATTCGCATTTGTTCAGAGTTGCTAGAGTTTGGGCGCTGTGGGCTGCTTGTTGATGTTGATGCTAAAGGAGTGCCATATTTCGCCTTATATGATGCGTTATCTATTATCAACTGGAAGGAAAACAGTATCGGTGGTCGAAAGGATTTAAAACTGTTAGTGCTCGAGGAGCAATTTGATAATAGTGAAGATGAATTCGGGCACGAAACTAAAACGGTTCACCGCGTTCTATCTATGGATGATGGAGCATTAGCGGTCCGATTGTTCGATGGTTCAAATGTGGAGGATAAAACTCCTGATCTCGGCGGTAATCAACTTCCTTTCACACCATTTGTTTTCTGCGGTGCCACTAGTAATTCTCCGGATGTAGGTACCATACCGCTTTTGACAATGGCCAAGGCTGCTCTGAAGTATTACCAACTTAGTGCAGATTATTACCAGTCACTTCACCATACAGCTCATCCGCAGCCTTGGATTAATGGACTTGAGGGTGATGAAGATATTAGCGTTACTGGTGTTATGGCTGTCTGGAGTCTTCCTCCAAATTCACAATGTGGTTATTTGGAAATTTCAGGTAGCGGCATTGAACTCACTAAAAAGGAAATGGATGCGCAAAAAAATTCAGCATTAGAAGCTGGGGCTAAAGTAGTTGATACCAATACACAGGAATCAGGTGAAGCGCGCCGTGCACGGCAAGACGATCAGCAAGCAAGTCTTCACAGTATCGTGATGTGTGCAGCTGCAGCAATTGAACAAGCCATTAAGTATGCAGCGCAGTGGTTAAAGCTGGATTCGACAAAATATTCATTTACGGTTGAACCTGAGTTTATTGTGCAGGTCACGGATATTAATCTTGCAAAACAGCTTTATGAGGGTGCTATTTCAGGGAAAAACTCTTTCCGCACATATTGGGAATACCTGATGACAGGTAAATTACCAGCTCACGACTATCAGGAAGAAGTGAAGCGGGTAGAAATAGAGCGAGATAACACTCCTTTGTAGAGGTGATGTATGGCTTCAAAAGAAGATAAATCATTGATTGAAGTACTTACCCAACATCAGGCGTACTTATATCGGGTGTCTTCTCAATCTGTTAAAGAGCTATTAAAAATCTTTAATGATGAGTCAATATTAATGTTGGCAAAGCTTCGGGATTTGCTTGATGAATTAAATGATTCTGAAAAGATGGCTCTAGCAAGTGGACAGTACACAACGTCAAATCTGAAGGAAGTTCGTGATCTGATTGCTCAGTGGTTTACTGCAATAAACACTGCATTACCTGAAGCTTTCGCTGTTTCTGCTACTGCCTTGGCTGTTTATGAAGCCAATTACATGGCGAAGCTATATGGCGGCAAGATCAAAAAGCCAAATGGTGAAAAGGTATATGCAGCAGCTAAAAAAATACCATTGGTAGGTGGGGCTCTTGTTGATGATCTACTATCAAGAATTGCTGAAAATGCCCGTCAAAAGGTTGAGTATGCAATTCGGGATGGTATCAACTCAGGTAAAACAAATCAGGAAATTGTTCAGCGTATTCGTGGTACCAAACGGCTTAATTATGAGGATGGGCTTTTAAGTAGCTCTAAGACGGATATTGAACGTACCGTAAGAACAGTTCGTAGTCATGTTGCTAATCAAACGTATTTAGATACTTTCAAACAGTTAGGTTTTGAGTATGTTCGTTTTATTAGTGTATTGGATGGAAGAACATCTAAGCTTTGTGCTCATTTAGACGGTACTGTCTGGAGGATTGATGATCCGGCAAAACGTGTACCGCCGTTGCATCCTAATTGTCGCAGCGAACTAGTACCAGTTAAAAAAGATGGTCAACTTATCGGTGAACGGCCATTTGTCATGGACGAACGTAGAGTTAAAGACATCCCCAAAGAAGAGCGTAGCCAGTTAATAGGTCAATTGGATGCCAACACCACTTTTAAAGAGTTCTTCAAAAAGACAGATGATTTCTTTCAAAAGGAGTGGCTAGGGCCAAAGAGGTACAAACTTTATAAAGAAGGGAAATTTGATCTTGAAAAGTTCTTTGATCCTGAAGGCCGTTTATATAGCTTAGATGATTTGAGAAAGTTGGATGAAAAAGCTTTTAAAAAGTTGGGTCTGTAATTTTTCTTATGTTATATTTTTTAAAACATCAGAATTTATACAATATGAAAACAATAGCTTTTGTATGTCTAACCCTAATTTCCATCACTTGTTTAGCTGAACCAAGTCAAAAATATCTTAAAGAATATGATCGATTGTCTGAAGCTTTGGAGTCAGCAATGGCAAATGCATATTCTTTTGATCCTGCAACTGGTCAAGTAAAACAGGCTACTCAAGGTTTAGAAGCTAAAAATAATTTATGTAGAGCTGCCCAGGCGAAACTAAACCTCACCACGTTTTTAAAAGACAATTTAGAGGAATCTAAAGAGCTTTATAAATCTATTGATGGTGCAGAGACTCTAGATAAAAATTATCTTAGTGGACAACAGCAGGAACAACAAAATCTCGTTTCAAATTTGAAAAAAGACCTTGTTGGAACTGGATTTAACTGTGAGTAATTATTGCCGATTACAGGTAATTCTAAACTCACTTAAGACACAATTTTCACCTATATAAGCGCCCAAATGGCGCTTTTGTCATTTATGGAGTTTGGCTTATGAGTGAATCAAAAGTTAGACATTTGGTACTTAAAAGAGTTTCAGATAAATCTTCTCATCTTGCTCTTTGTGACGAGGAAACAGGTATTCCATTAGTTGGATTAACCGCTGTAAAAATGAATTGTAGTGTTTTTGAGGGTCCAGCGACTATCACGGCAACATTTGATGTAGGTGGTCCTCAAGGCATCCGCTTAGTTGGTGATGAACCTAGATCAGAGGTTTGGAATAAAAAGTAAACGTAGCTAAAGGTACTACAAATGTCTGAAAAGCAAATCAATATGTCAGATGCTCAATATATTCTGAGCACAAAATTAATTCTGGTGCCTTTTCTTCAAATTAAGATTTCAAGAGCCATGGCAATTTATGGTTTTACTTTTGAAAGATTAAAAGCGATTGCACTCATCAATTAGAACTTAATTTTTAACCTTAGCACCTCCGGGTGCTTTTTTAATGCCTTGAGATAAGGCTTTACCCCAATCAAACGAGAGGTTTGAACATGTCATTGCCATTTATTGTTGATTCACTTGATGCAATCAAAGAAGAGCACCGTGCTCTATATGTTGAGGAAAACGGGAAGTTTCGCCTTGACTTGGAAGGTTATGAAGATCCAAAAGGTTTGAAATCTGCACTTCAAAGCGAGCGAGATGCTGCTAAGAACGCAAAGTTGGAACTTCAAAAATTTCAGAAACAATTTGAAGGGATTGATCCTGAAATTGTTAAAAAAGTCTTTGCTCAACTTGACCAAGATGAAGAGGCCAAATTAATCGCAGACGGCAAGGTTAACGAAGTGATTCAGAAGCGTACCGAGAAGATGCGCGAAGAACATGAAAAATTACTGAAAGCCGAAAAAGAACGTGCAGATAAAGCTGAAGCCTATGCCGAGAAATTTAAGAAATCAGTAGTACAGAGCCAAATTGTGCAGGCTGCTATTGAACTTGAAGCATTGCCAGAAGCGACTCCTGATATTGCCTTTTTAGCACAGACAAAGTTTGCATTAGATGAAAATGGCAAGGCTGTGGCAGTTGATGAAAACGGGGAAGTAGTCATTGGTAAAGATGGTCAGACACCAATGACTCCAAAAGAATGGGTTGAATCTCTACGCGAGCAGAAACCGTATTACTGGCCTAAGCCTAATGGCATGGGCGCACCGGGTAGCAACAATTCAAAAGGTCAGCCAGACATTCTCAAAGCCGATGGCTCGGTAAATATGACCAAATTGGCGCAATTACGAAATGAAAATCCGCAACTAGCTAAAGAGCTAGCGGCAAAACACGGTATTAAACTTTAAGGAGTAAAGCCTAATGGCTGAGACAAAAATTGCTGATGTAATCGTACCTGAGTTATTTACTCCGTACGTATTAAATAAGACTGCCGAAAAGTCTGCTTTATGGCAGTCAGGCATTGTTGGGGAGCTTGATGAAAAAGTCGCTTTTGGTACAGAAGGAGGCACTACAGTAAATATTCCTTTCTGGAATGATTTAAGCGGTGAGTCTGAAGTACTTTCAGATGGTAAAGCTCTTGGTGTAAATAACATCACTGCTGGTAAAGATATTGCTATTTTGCATGCCCGTGGTAAGGCTTGGGGGGCAAATGATTTATCTAAAGCATTATCTGGAGATGACCCATTGGGTGCGATTGCTGATCTTGTAGCAGATTATTGGGCACGCGAATTTCAGGGGTTTACCGTAAATACACTTAAAGGTGTATTTGGGTCTGCAAGCATGGCAGGTAATACGCATGACATTTCGGCTGGTACTGGAGCAGCTGCTGTAATTGATGGTCATTCATTTATCGATGCATCTTATAAACTGGGTGATGCTGTTGATAAATTAACAGCGATTTCAATGCACTCATTCACAATGGCAGCACTAGCCAAACAAGGTTTAATTGAAACTGTGCGTGATGCTGATGGTGTGGTGCTTTACAAAACTTTTATGGATCGCCGTGTGATTGTAGATGACGGCATGCCAGTTGAAGGCGACGTATTTACTTCTTACTTGTTTGGTTATGGCGCGATTGGTTTCCAAGATATTGGGGCACCAGTTGGTGTAGAGACTGACCGTGACAGTTTAGCGGGTACTGACATTCTTATTAACCGCCGTCACTTTGTGCTACATCCTCGTGGCATTAAATGGGCAGGTGATACAGGTATTGCACCTAATAATGCTGGTCTAGCAACTGCTGCAAACTGGGAACGTGTCTACGATCCTAAACAGATCCGTATTGTGGCATTCAAGCACAAGATCAAATAACAAAAAGGCGGGTAACTCCGCCTTATCTTTTTGGAGATCCACATATGGGACTTTCATCATTTAACCGTGCACGGGAAAGACAACAAATGACAGAAACAAAAATTGCTGAGCTCGAAGAACAACTGACAACAGTAAAGGGCGAATTTATTGCCTTTCAAAATGATACCGAAGCAATGAAAGCACGTATTGCTGAACTTGAATCAGGTGAAGGTGTTCAAACACCCGAAGATGACCAAAAACCAAGTGATACTCAACCACAACCAATTAACTATGCTGGTCTAAAAGTAGATGAGCTTCGAGCTGTACTAACTGAAAAAGGCATTGCATTTGAAGCAGGTGCTAAAAAAGATGAACTTTTAGCATTAATTCCGAAGGAATAATTCATGAGCTTTATCACTGAACAAGAAGCGATAGAACATGTTGAAGGCTTTGATGCTTTATCTGCCAGTGATAAGGCTCAATTCCTCCAAATGGCCGAGGCATATCTGTTAGCACGTAACGTAAAGCCTTATGAAGACGTTACCCAAGTTCCTGAACCTCTAAAAACTGCCTCATATCAAATAATCAAGGGCATTATGAAAGGTGATCTATATCAAGGGCAGGAACAGGCACTAAAACGTAAGAAAGTCAAAGCTGATACGGTTGAAACTGAAAAGGAATATCAGGACGGATCAGTAAAGCTTAGTGCGATTGAGCAATTCATTCTTGATTTGATTAAGCCTTACATCAAACGAAAAGCTGTATTTTTTGTCAGGAAAATCTAATGAGTTTACGTGACGAAATTCAGGCAGATATTGCTGAAGCATTTAATGAAGATTTAGCGGACGCCGTTCATTCATTTACTTGTGAGCGGATCTCTAAAACGAATTGGGATCCTAAGACAGAAACTTATGTTGAAGTTAAAGAAAATTATTCTGGCCGTGGCGTTCTGTTTGGTTCTTACAGTCAATATGAGATCCAAACACTTGGAGTACTGGCCACGGATAAAAAGGCGACCGTGCTTCAAAATGAAGTAACTATGACTCCAAAAATTGATGATGAATGGTTAACAAGCTTAGGCTCATTCCGGGTAATTCATATTCAACAGGATCCAGCATCTACTATTTGGAAATGTCAGTTGAGGAAGGTTTAAATACTTGTTCTAATATCCTTCTAAACTAGGGGGATATTATGTTACTAAAAGGAAATAATGCTGAAAAAATTGCGACTACCTTAATATTTTTCATAATTTTGCTAGTAACTTATATATTAGTTAACTTAGCCTTTAGATCAATCACGCACACCACACTAGAAAATATGGTGAAAGATGGAATGAGCTTCTCAGCTACAGCTATAGCTCCCATCATAGCTATTTTGTTATTTAGTGATTGGCGGGTACAACATTTAGCTATCAAAATGGAGACCGCAGCTGAAAAAATTGTAAAAAATTTACTCGATATTAATTTTGAAATAGATATTTTAGATGCAGAAGTTAGAAAGGATATTAAAAACATAAATGTTGAAGATACTCAAAAAATAATTTTTGATCTGAGAAAGCGCTTAATTGAACAAAATACTCAATTAGGTATTACGTTTGATGGTGAACCTAAAACAAATGACTTTATTAATCAGATTAATGATTTAATGTATGAGATGTTAAATTATTTAAATTTAATGAATATTGCTATTACTGCTCACGAAAAACTTAAGAATAATACGACAATTTTTGAGAGTGATGAAGTTAAAACGTTTTATGCGGACAAAGAGAATCTCTATTTCAAAAAGTCTTTTGAAAGATTTACTGGATTTGTAGAAACGCTTTCTACAATAAATAATTCCTTGCGAGAATTTAAGATTAAATAAAAACCCACTTCGGTGGGTTTTTTAATGGGCGCAATTTAGGAGTTTGAATGGTAAATACAAACTACGTTCCTTTGTGGCATATCTCACCATTTCAGCATGTGCATTACACATTAGTTCGAAATCAACTGCATATGGATTTGCTATTTGAGGACATGAATAAGGTCGATCAATTCTTGTCTATTGAAGGGGCTGCAGCTCAGGTTGATTTCTATTGCGAAGGTGCATATGCAGTTGTTCAGCTTGGTGATACTTCTGAAAGAAATCAGATTGAAGTGTATGGATTGCTTTTACATGAAGCTGTTCATGTCTGGCAAAAGATTAAAAAGCTCATGGGTGAACGAGAACCGAGCTCTGAGTTTGAAGCTTATTCAATTCAGGCGATCGCTCAGGATCTCTTTAAGATGTATGAGGAAAGCGAGGTTAAAAGTCATGGGGTGGAAGGGGAAAAAGCCGACTAGTTTTAGTCTTGATGTGTCTAAAGCAGCAGAAGACCATGTAAAGAATATTGTCTTGGATACAGTGCAATCCTTAGTTAATTTAAGTCCTGTTGATACTGGAGCATACCGTGCTTCACATATTGTTTCGGTTGGATCCGCTGATTACGGTGTGCGGGAACCTGAAACGAATCCTATTCAGGATGCAGCGATTCAGGCAATGAAGATTAAGTTAGGCAATTTGGTTTATATCCAAAACAATAAAGCTTATGGACCGCGCTTAGAAAACGGCTGGTCTGATCAAGCGCCACAAGGTATTTATGGCCTCACGTTTAACTTTATTTCTCAAAAGTACGGTGGCTAAAATGGCAATGACTTTAGAGCAAACAAGGCAAGCAATTATTGAGCACATGCAAGCTTTCACTGGTATTGCTCAGGAAAGAATTCAGTATCCAAATGCACCCAGCTTTACGGTTCCAAAAGAAGGTATATGGTGCCGTTTGACTATTGCAGGCGGCCCGAGTTTTATTTCAGGTATTGCAGATAAGCCATGTACACGCCGTACCGGTAATATCATGATTCAATGCTTCGATCGATTACATACTGGAGAGAAGACCCTAACGGTTCTAAGCGATGCATTGCTGGCACATTTTGAATATTTCTCAATCGAACATCTAGAATGTTTGAATGGTCAATCTATCTATGCGGGTAAAGATGCTGATTTCATTCAGTATAATGTGAGCATTGGGTACAAGGTGAATTGATATGTCATGTATGCTGACTTTAGAAGAAATCGAAATTAAACGGCAAGAACTGGAAAGACATCTTGAAGATGTTATGTCTGTTGAGTTGAACAAATGGCAATCTGAAAACAAGCTATGTGTTTCCGATGTGAATATACGTTTGGCCAATGTGAATAGTCTTGGTGGAACTAAACATAATGTAGTTACTGGAGTAAGTGTTGATTTAGACTACAAACCTTAAATTACTTTAATTAAATGACCGCTAAGAAGCGGTTTTTTTACGTCTTTTCACTACCACCTCATCGGTGGTTTTTTTATGTCTATAGGAATCACTTATGAGCAATTTTGTTTTTAAGCGTGGTGACACATTCAACTTGAACTTGCAGCTGGTTGATATGGATGAAACCCTGCAGTATCCACCGGATGATGTTCGCCGTGCAATTGATCTTACAGGTTATACCTTCACTTCACAGGTTAAAGCTCTGGCTGATGGCGCTGCTGTGGCTACCTTGACTTGTACTGCATTAAGTCAAAGTGCACAGAAAGGGTGGCTGAATATTAAATCTAGTGCAAGCACTGCAACTTGGCCTTTAGGGCTGTGTCAGATGGATATTAAAGCTGTAGTTAGTGGTACTACGCAGCACACTGAAACTTTGACTTTCCAAGTGATTGACGGGGTAACAGCATAATGGCAAATCTTGTTTTTAAATTTAGTTGGGATCACCGGCCATTCCCATATAACTCAGCTCAAGGAAAACGGCAATTCATGCTGCCTTTTGCCTCAGGTATTCCAAACTTAAATCCTAGATGGGACCAAATTCAGGGAGGTGGAAATGCAGCGACAGGTACACTAACTACTTCTCCAACTGATATGACCCCTGGTCGAGTATTGCGAGTGGGTGATTATGGTTATGGCACCTTCAGCACTCCTGGTGGTTATACCCCAGCTTTGGATATGAGCCGTATTGGGGGGATCTTCACCATATTAAATGGTGTTTATGCTGGTGTAGCAATTTCGACTAATTCAACTGATGGGATAATTTTTGCTGGTAGTCCAACTACAACTGCATATGGTCAGTTTATTGGGGTCGTAAGAAGTTCAACTTTACCTAATACTACACATATTTTTAAAACAGACCGAAATACGACTGTAGATGGAAATGGTTTTATTAAAGCAGCATCACCTATTGTCAAGTTGTTTAGTGATCATATTGAACTCAATGATGAAGCTGAAAGGCAGCCAATTACTTTAGAGAAATTAGGTACAGGTGATTACTTAATTAAAGGGTCACTCGGCTTTGCTAAGGAAGGCTGGTATATCGAAATCCCTAAGGACGCTAATGGCAATACAGTTGTTGCAGTTGTTTATGAAACTCTTGAGAACGGTGATATTTCAATTAAGACGTTCAAACGTAAATTCGATATTGAAACGGCCGCAATTATTGCTGATTTAAGCAATCCACTCGAAATACCAGAAGGGCGTTGGATTGATATTCGTCTTTTTGAGGAGCCTATTGTGGTTTCTGCTGCACCAATGGAATTTCAGCCAACAAACTTATCTGAAGCTGTAGCTGCTGCAATGGCAGGGGTAGAACCTCCGGAAATCTCAGACACAGACGAAACACTTTAATAACCCGCTTAAACAGCGGGTTTTTTATTGCCTAAATTTTGGAGAACCATAAATGAGTTCAGGCGCAAAAATTCGATTATATGCTTGTGAGGAAGCAGTTTTAGGAACAACTCCTGCAAATCCAGTCTGGTACACCGTTCGCCGTGTTACTGATAGTTTGACTGAAAATGTTACTACTGAAGATAGCAGTGAAGTAGTTGATTCACGTTTTCGCCAAGGCGCTGTTGTAACAGAAGCCGAAGTAACTGGTCAACTAGAGTTTGAATTATCACTAGGTACCTTTGACTTATTCTTAAATGTTCTCGCTTTCAATAACTGGGCTGCAAATGCTTTAAGTTTTGGTGGTGGAGTACGTAAGTCTCTTACCTTGGTAAAAGTCTTTGAAGATATTGGTCAAGTCTTTATTTATCGCGGTATTCAAGTGAATACAGGTGAAATGACGATCCAGACCACAGGCAAAATCACTGGTAACTTTGGTTTAGTAGGTAGCTCATTTACGCGACAGCAGGTTAATCCTGTTACCAATCCTATTCCAGCATCGACTCGCCCGCTGGTGAGTATGCCAAACGTTGAAAAGCTACTTATTAATGGCCAATCAATTCAGGGTAAAGCTTGTCTGCAGACACTTACCATCAACTTTAGTAATAATCTGGAAGCGATCCGTTGTATCGGTTCTGGTAAGTACACGCCTGAGTTTTACTTAGAGAAAATGATGGATATTGGCGTAAATGCTAATTTCATGTTCTCGGCAACTTCTGCCGCATGGATTGATGCTATTAAAACCCGTGATGTATTTACATTGACCTTTGATATTACAGATACCAAGGGCAGTAAGTACTCGTTTAACTTCCCGCAACTTGAAGTGAAGGAAGCTAATCACCCAGATGGTGGCGGTGATGACATCATTACAATAGATATCAATTTTGCCCAAGTGCGTACCAGTCCAACGATTGTACGTGCTCTTGTGTAAACAGCTTATTCAGTAACAAAGCCTATGGAATCCCATGGGCTTTTTTATTTCTACAAATTAGAGGTTGCTATGGCTTTAAAAGTCGGAATTATTAAAAGCTCTGACGTATCAAAATGGTGTGAATACAAGGATTCTGATGGGCAAGTACAGGCTGAGTTCAAAGTCCGTGGTATCGCATATAAACCCTTTCAGGTAGCGATTGAACGTGCAGGAAATCAGATTTCATCCAAAGGCTATGATGTGATGGTCAAAGATGAAGATGCCAAGCTATACCACGAATTATTAATGGATGCATGTGCTGCCCATTTAATTGAAGACTGGAAGGGTGTGGTTTTCGCCGAAATCGTAGATGGTAAAACTGTTGAGACCGAAAAGCCATATACACCTGAGAATGCCTCAAAGCTTCTTAATCTTGGTGATATTGGTATTTCAATCTGGCTATTCATTAAAGAACAGGCCCAGAAGATTCAGGAAGACGCAGACAAGGATAAGGCTTTAATTCTGGGAAAGTCATCGAGCTCTACAAATACCAAAAAACGTATGCGTCGAAAACGCCGCACGAAATCGAACAAATCAAGTTCTTAGGTGGACACATTCCGGATCCGCCAGAATATTCTTATGCGGCTGAATCCATTCTTTCGGCATTTAGCACTATATGCCGATCCAGACGGTATGAGCAGAGCATCCCGTTATCATTAGACCAGCATGCAATCAATATCTATGCTGAACATAATGATTTGCCTGTGGCTGCTCATATTTTTAATGACTGTATTTTTGCTTTGGATAACCTGTTTCTGGATGAAGCGCATAAGAAGGCGACGCAACGAGCGACGAAGACTTAAGTGCTGAGGTTCGGTACATAACTTAGACTTTGCGACATTATATAGCGCGATTAATGTTACATAATACGGTCAAGTGATTGACATTGGCGCTACGATTCGTTATTGACACTTTTGTCAATAAAACGTACTATGCGTTTAAACGAAATGTTTACTATTGCAAATTGCAAAGCGGTCATCTACTGCGATGCATATCTTAATTAAGACGTATCTAGGGTTAATCAAGCGTAAGCTTTGAGAGGAGACGCCATGAAAACTACAAAATTAAACTATCGCTTAGCAGATGGTTATGGCATCAGCTAGTTTACAAAAGAATACAAATAAAGCATCCTATTATGGATGCTTTATTTTTTTGAGCTATTGATGAATATTGATAATATCTTATTACTAAGAACAATTTTACTCTTTTTGCCTTATGTCATAGTACTATGGTTATTTTATTGGAAGGTAAGAGATCCTTTTTTTCTGAAGCCAAGAACTTATATTCAGCTCAATATCATGATGATTTGCTTGATTGTATGTTTCGTAGAAACTGTCTACTGGCATATCTCATGGAATAAGTTTAGTTTTTTGAATTTTGAAATTAGCAATACTGCTGGAAAGGCTGACTCTTTAATTGTACTTCTGGGCATATTGGCTGCGGTATTAGGGTGGTTATTTACTAGCAGGGGGCAAGATTTGACCTCCAAAAGAAGTCACTCAATCCAAACATTAATGGCGTCTAGACTTTCTGAGGCTTATGCCAGGCATGCAAACTATGCCACAGGAGTTTATGTAGACATTAAAGGCAAAAGAGGAGATTCAGCAGTTATTTCCATGGCTGAATTTTTGGATCTTTCTCAGGAAGAACGTAATGCAATATTCTATCAATTGAACTACTTTGAGTTTATAGCTGTAGGTATTCGATATGGAGATCTTGAAGAACAGTTAATGAAGAATACATTAAAAACAATTGTGACAAATAACTATGAATTTTTCGGGGAAATAATCAAAAGCAAGCAAGAAAAAGCCCCAAATATTTATGAACATCTTACTGCTCTTTATAAACGCTGGAACTGTAAGTAATATTTGAGGAACCGCTAGAGATAGCGGTTTTTCTTCATGTGACATTTAATGGTCAGTTTGCTAAATTACCCTCAAATATGAGGGTAATTTCATGAAAAAGATTATTTTATTAAGTTTATTTTGTTTACCAGTTTTTGCTTTAGCGAATACTTCACAACCACTTAATTATCATGATAAATGCAAACTAAGAGGATTTAATTTACTTGCCTATGATGCGAATTTTAAAGAAGCATTTGATTCAAAATTAATGAAATTTGGAGCAATGAAGTCTGCAGATTTTGATAAGGATGGCTGTATTAATGAAAATAATCTTATAAATGGAATTCTAACAGCCGAATTTCTTCAAAATAAAAATAAATTTGTTGGACAGCATTTAAAAAGTTTTGTTGCATTTGATTCGAAAAATAAAGAAATTCTTGTGGTTTTAGTAGATGAAGAATCGAAGAGTTATGTAATTGGAGATAAGACGCCTAACTTAATTTCCGCTCTAAAATCTTCATTTGGTTCAAATGAGAACTTTAAAAAAGTAGATATTTCTTCGCCGTTAACGTTCAAAAATTTCAATGAGAATTATCAATCAAATAAAGCTGAAAAAGAGTTTTCTGATGTTGTTGAAAAAAGAATTGAAGAAAACAAAAAACTTTATAAAGTGGCAGCTGAGAACCTAAGAAAAAAGAATCTAAAGGATCTAATTCACAAAGATACAAAATACATTGAGCAACTTAAAGATGGAGAAGGAAGAAAATCTAACATTAGTGTAATAACAGTAATGGATCCAAATATAGATTTACCGCTTTCAAAAAAGAGCATTTCTCAGAACATATATTTTGTGTCTGTATTAGAAAAAATAGGTCTCAAAAATCCTTACTCATTTAAGCCTAGAAGTGCAATTGTGAAGCAAGAAGGAGCATTGCTTAAAATTGGACTTGAATATACAGCTCAAAATTCTTATGGAGCTGATGTAGTTGGATTTGGAAATAAAGTTTTATTTCTAGGTAGCGATGGTCAATATCATCCAGATCCAGAAAAGTAATTTATTCATTTAAAAAAAACCCGCGAAAGCGGGTTTTTTATTGCCTAGAGGAAAGTAAAGATGGCACAAGAATCCCGTTTGGTCATTGTTATTGATTCGCAAAATGCTGAACGTAATGCGCGTAATCTAGGCAATGAACTTGTTAGCATTGAACGTAAAGGTGATTATGCTTCTAAGTCAATGGATGGCTTATCTGTAGCTACTCGTGCACTAGCTGGGTATATGGCTGGGCTAGTAACGGTGGGTGCAGCTATATCTAAAATGGACACTTATACAGGTCTTCAGAATCGTCTAAAGCTCGTTACTAATAATCAGGCTGAATTGAATAAAGCGACTGAAGATACATTCCAGATCGCACAAAAAACCTATTCAGCATGGGATTCTGTTCTTCAGGTCTACCAGCGTTTTAGTGATAATGCAAAAACACTAAACCTCACAATGGATGACACTGCTCGTTTAACTGAAACCGTATCTAAAGCCGTAGCAATTAGTGGTGCAAGTGCAGAAGCTGCTGATGCAGCTTTAGTTCAGTTTGGGCAGGCTTTGGCAAGCGGAACGTTGCGTGGTGAAGAGCTTAATTCTGTAATGGAGCAAACCCCGGCATTAGCAAAGGCTATTGCTCAAGGTATGGGAATCACCGTAGGAGAGTTGCGATCTGTTGCAGCTGAAGGAAAAATTACTTCACAAGAAATTGTAAAAGCGCTTAGAAATGTAGAAAAAGATGTAGATGCACTTTTTGCAAAAACCGATATCACTATTGGACAGTCTTTGACGCTGCTCAACAACGAGATTACTAAATTTGTTGGGGAGTCAGGAAAGGGCTCAGGTGCAGCACAAGTTTTAGCGGGCAACATTCAGACTTTAGCTGGAAACCTAGATGTTTTAACTTCTGCAATGATGGTTGGTGGTGCTTATTGGCTTGGAACCTACATTCCTGCAATTTATGCCTCAGGTGTTGCTGTAGCTGCAAAAATTAAGGAATTAGCTGCTCAAACAGTTACGCAATATGCTGCAATTCAAGCCGAGCGCGCAGCTGCAGCTCAACAAGTAATTAGCACTCAAACAGTTGTTGCAAATACTCAAGCAACTTTAGCTGCTATTGCGGCTGAGAAAGCTCTAGAAGTACAGCGCCTTAAATCTCAAATTACTGAAAAAGGCAGAACAGCGACATTAACTCGTATGGCTGAGTTAAAGAAAATTGAGGCTCAAGTTACAAGAGAATTGGCACTTGCTGAAGAAGCATTGGCTGTAGCTCAATCAAGATCAGCAGCAGCTGGTGCGGCAAGTGTAGGGATAGGATCACGGCTTTTAGGTTTACTTGGTGGTCCAGTTGGTATGGGCATTACAGTAGCAAGTTTAGCTGCCGGATATCTTTTAATGCGTGACAATGGCGATAAAGCCAATGACATGCTTGAGAAGCAATCACGTTATGCAAGCATGGCAGCTGATGAACTCATGAAGCTTGAAGGTGCACAAAAGCGAGCAGCGGAAGATGAACTGACAAAGCAACTAAGTTTACAGAATGCTCAACTATCTAAATCTCAGAACGAGTTCTTGTTACTTACTCAGTCTATCACTGACAACAATAAGCAAAGTGCTGAAGCTTATCGAATATGGGCAGAATTAAAAACTGGCGTTATTGATGTAAACCAAGCTTTCAATAGATTAAATCAACTTTCATTCATCAGTTCGGATCAAATTAACCAGCTGGCTGATAGCAAGAAGAAAGTAGATGAAAACACGAAAGCTGTGAAGCAAACAAACTCTGAGTTAAATCAGGTTCGTACTTCTGGTGCTAATGCAAAAGCAGGTTTTAATGATGTTAGTCAAGGTGCGAAAGGAGCAGTTCAAGACGTTACCGAGCTTAATAAAAAGCTTAAAGACATCAATAAGTCGCTTGCAGATCGTAAATGGGATGCAGCTTTTAAAACTACACTTATTAAAAAATATGGAAGATCAGTTGAAGAGGCTGATTTACTTTTGCAGACATACAGGGAGAACCAGAAAAAAGGTTACTCGGGTGTAACCGTAGAGCAAGACAAAATCATTAAAGGTATTGTTGCGCAGGAAAATGCTCTTGAGGCTCTTGTAAACAAGGATAAGGCGCGCACTAAAGAGTTAGAGAAACAAGAAAAGGTCAGCAAACGACTAATCGGTATTTCCGGTCAATCTGGTATTGGCACTGGCCCTCATCTTGACGTCCGTTATGGTGGTTCAATGTCTGGCCAGAAAGTTTCAAATGAACATCTGGCTCGATTACAAGCAGGTGGAAAACCTTTAACTTCCTACAAGATCAGTTCTAATTATGGTCCACGAAAAGCCCCAACTAAAGGGGCTTCTTCATTTCATAAGGGTATTGATTTTTCAATGCCTGAAGGAACACCAATCACGACCAATGTTGCTGTGAAAGATATCAAGACATGGTATGACAGCAAGGGAGGTGGTTATGTCAGTGAAGTGATCTTTGAGGATGGAGTGTCTCTTAAGCTTCTACATCAATCTCCCAAGATGCAGAGCAAGGTGAAAGGCGGTGCGAGTAAGGGCAGTGATAAGGCAGCTGGTGACATTCAGTCTCAACTTGATCGTCAATTAGATGCTCAGCGGTCTCTTGAAAATGAAGTAGCTTCTGAAGTACAGCGGATCCAGAATAATTTGAAAGTTAGATTGGAAGACGTTGATAAGGCAGGATTCTCGCCAGAACGAACAGCTGAAATTAAGGCAGAATTACAGCGCCGTGCTGATAATGATGTGGATATTGCTAAACAAGCAATTAGAAGCAAGCTGGAAGACTACAAGGAGTTTCGTAAAACCGAGGAACAGTTACTAGAAGAGTCCTTTAACCGTAAAAAGTTCAATGCAGCTCATGACATTGAATTAAGTAAGTCTGAGCAGAAGCAAGCTGTTGAATTGCTGGAACAGCAAAAACAGCAAGAGTTAGGGTTATTAAAACTAGCTCAGGAACAGCGGTTGTTTCAAGCACGTTTATCTCTGCTTTCGGAAACGCAAGCCATGCAGGAACGTTACAGACTAGAACGGGAGGAAATTCTTAAGAATACCAAGCTTTCTATAGAAGAGCGGCAAAAGCTAATCGCATTATCTAAAGCCAATCAGGATAAAGAGACACGCGATAAAGTGAATAATGCTGTTCAAAACTGGGGTGGTATCCAAGCGGATATGAATGGTACCGGCGAGTTTTTCAGACAAGATCAGGAACGATTTAGCCGCTTAAATGCTGCAAATGATTTAGCAGATAGTCAATTTGCTGCTACCGACCTGAATGAGCAAAACTCTTTAGATGGTCTGAATGCTCAATTCGAAGCAGGGCTAATTAAGCAGCAGGATTACGAAAATCAGAAAACGGCAATCATTCAAGCTGCTCAAGATCAACGTAATCAGATTGCTGCCGAATATGCAAAGAATGCTCAGGATATTGAAGATAAGTATCAGCAAGACCGCTTGAACACTCAAATTGCATTTGGTGGCCAAATGATGGGTTCTCTTACATCTATGTTTGGTTCAATGTTTGGAGAGCAATCTAAAGCTTACAAAATCATGTTCGTTGCAGATAAAGCTTATGCGATTGCAGCTGCAGGTATTGCGATTCAGCAAAACATCGCAGCAGCTTCAAAAGCTGGTTTTCCTCTTAACTTACCGTTGATTGCTGGGGCGGTTGCTCAAGGTGCTAGTATCATTGCAAACATCCGGGCAATCAAAGATCAAGGCTTTGCTGACGGTGGTTACACTGGATCAGGTGGGAAATATCAGCCTGCTGGTATTGTCCATAAAGGAGAGGTGGTCTGGTCCCAAGAAGATATTAAACGCTGGGGCGGAGTTGGTTTAGTTGAGAAAATGCGTAAGAGTGCTAACCCTGAAGCTTTTCTCAATAACAATGCCTCGGTTGATAGTGTCATGCGCCGTGCAATGATGAGCTCTAGTGCCTTTATAGAAAGCCAAAAGCAAGCTGACATCTTTAATCAACTGGTTCAAGATACTCAGATTATCTATAAAGGTAATAGAGACACACCTAAGTTAGTTTCTTCGGCAAATTCTGACTTATTCCATGATGGCAAGGTCTACTTCTCATCCAATGGTTTAGTTCAGGATCGTTCAAATCTGGATGATGTTCAGGATTTTACTTTAGGACGTACTTCACGCCCTCAAGCTGAGATTATGCCTTCAATTAAGCCATCTTCTCCGATAATCAATTTCAAAATTGAAGTGATTAATCAGATGAGTGGGGCGACAGTTGAAGCTGAACAACTGGATGAGCAAACAGTCCGGATCATTGTTAAAGATGAACTGGATAAGCAGCTTCCAAGAACGGTACCAAAGCTTGTTAGTGATCAAATTGGTAATCCAAACTCAACTATTAGTCGGTCTTTGACTGAGAATACAACTGCAAGACGAAATCGCACTTAATGATTTGAACCCTTTTTGGAGGGTTCATTTTCATAATATTTAAATTTCAAGGTGATAGAGTCTGTTGGCATTTAAATTGATGGTTATGACATGAAAAAAATAATTGTAATTTCGACAATACTTTTAAGCCTTTCGGGCTGTGCCATTCCTGCAGTAAATAATCTCGTAAGATCCACAAATATGTATCAGGATGATGTTTCGGGAAATACTGCAAATTTAAGGGTTTATAGAAGTAATATTCCCATGGTGCAGTTTTATATTACTTATCAAAATAATGAGGGTGAAAAAATTTCAAAAAACCTAATAACTAAGCAGATTTCAAATAATTTAACAAAGTATGGCTCTATGCATGAGCCCAAAAAATTAAATATGCCTAAACCCACAATCAGTTTAAATAATGGTGAAGAGTTTTTTGAGTTTAAAGTACCCGCAAATAAGAAGTTAACTTTCAGGCTTACTTCTGTTATTGGGTCAACTACTATGTATAGTTGTGATGTAAAAATGGACTATCAGTTGGAAAGAAATGGAAATTATGAATTGATCCGTTTTAAACAGATCAAAGATTTTGTGAATCCAGTTTTACTGACTGAACCATCTCAAGATGGAGCTTACTGCAAGTTTGTAGTGAAAGAGATTTTTGAAGATGGTAAAGAAACTATTATTAAATCGATTTCTTAATGTTAAATCGTTTTTGTAATTAATTTAAATATCTAAACCTTATTTCATCAAACCACCCTTCGAGGTGGTTTTTTATTACCTGAAGGAAAGTTATGTACAAGTTAAAGCTAAATCCTCAGACCAGCGGCTATGGCGTAACACCAGGTGATGATGTGAAACGTCAGCAGATGGATGGCGGACGTGGTCGCTATTACATCGATGTAAAACGTAATAGCCACATTGTTGATGTGAACTGGAATTTAAGTAAAACCGATTTCAATAAAATGATGGCCTTCTGGCGGATCTATCAGAATAAGCCAGCTTCATTTTATGCGGATCTGGTGATTGATCAGGGAGCACGTCAGCAATACCTGTGTAACTTCATTCCGAACTCCTTCAAGACCAATGAAGTTAATGGCAATCTTTACCGGGTAAATGCTCAGCTAGAAGTTGTTCAAAACCAGCCTAACCTGACTGCCGATATAGCTTTGATTAAGGATTGGGAGGTCTGATGGATAACGAATATGCCAAATTCTTTTTCAATCGAAAAGTTGATGTTTATCAACTGGAATGTATTGAGCTATCACATCCTTCTTTTATGAATACTTACCGGGTAGTCCGTAATGATGATCGCGGGGTGTATGTTCAGCACAATGAAGGCGCGGGGCAAGTATTTTACGAATACCTTCCTATGACAATTCAAAGATCTGGAATGCTCGGTGATCTGGACCAGACTTTGACCGTTTCAATTTCTGGGCTTGGTGATATTTTACCTGATGAGTTTGAGCGTGTAATGGAAGGGCAGTTTACTGATGTGAAACCTACTGTGAACTACCGGATTTACAGCTCAGATAATCTAAATACACCGATTCATTACCTACTTGGGTTGCGACTTGCTGGTGTCTCAATGAATCACAAAGCTGTGACATTCAAAGCTGAATCGCCGCGATTAAATACCACTAAAACTGGAGATATCTTTGCACTGGATCGCTTTAGTGGATTGAAGGGGGCTGTATGAAAAGTCATGATCATTTGCTTGATAAGCAATACGATGAAGAAGACTACAACTGTGTTCATTTTGCTCATGAAGCTGCATTGGATCTATACGGAATAGACAGAGGCGAAGCACTCGAACTCTTTATGCAACCTAAGGGCAAAATTACTTTCCTGCCATCACGGTTAAAACTTTTAAATCCGCTGCCCATGCCCAAGGAAGGATGCATAGTCGCCTTCCACCCGAAACAAAGAAACAAGCCCCCACATGTGGGGCTTTTTCGTTTGGGCCGTGTTCTACATTTGATGGAAGGCGGAGTTACTTATTTAGCGGAAGACGTCATTAAAGCGATGGGGTTTAGTCGGGTCAGTTACTATGATTAAGATTATTTATAAGCAGGATCCTTTATCTGAAAACAAGACCATTGAACATGCCGAAACGATAGGACTATGGCTTACTTCAAAATATGAATATATGCCTGAACATGTCCGTATTTTTCACACTACGAGTAATATGGATCATGCGGAAATTTCATTTGCGAATGAAGTCACACCGAAGAATGCATATGAGTTAAAGCAGCTAGATTTCTTACCGGGTACTTTTATCGTAATTGAAAATCCTAAAGGCATTCCTGCACTTGTTGCTGCCATTGTTTCTATTGTTCTAAGTGTAGCAGTTGCCTTATTGATGCCAACTCCATCAATTGCACAGACTAACCAGAATAACAACCAGTCTTCTTCGGCAAACAACGAACTTTCAAACCGTGAAAACAAGATTCGGGTTAATGGCCGTATTGCTGATATTTACGGAGCGGCTCACGATACTCCTGATCTAATCGCGGTGCCTTACAAGGTATATGAAAACAATGTTGAAGTAGAACATGTTGTCGGTTGTATTGGTCGTGGTCACTATAAAATTAACGGTGCTTATGACGGCGAAACCAACATTGTCGATATTGCCGGTGCATCGGTAGAAGTCTTTCGACCAGGCGTTGATATTGTTTCGGGTGAGCCATATTTCTCACTTGGTACCGAAATTACCACGCCCCCACTAACGGTTCAGCATCAAACTTCTGTTAATGGCCAAGTTCTCCGTCCAGCAGATACACAGTCTTTAGAAGGTACGAACTACCTTCATTTTGCATATCCAAACGAGATCCTTCGGGCAACGGCAAACAACACAGATTTAACCACTAAGTTTGTAAGTAATGACCGTGTAGAAATCACCAATGCCTCATTCACGTTTAACGGCCAGACTTATGATTTAAACGGCACTTACAGCGTTCTATCGGTAGCTGATGATCGCATGACGTTATCAAATCCGGCGGCCGTTAATGCTAACTGGTTAAAGATTAAAGAGTTAAGTAACCAGCAAACAGCAGCTTTATCACCAAAGATAAGTTCAATAGGTGAAAAGTGGATTGGTCCTTTCATTCTGGACAATGTCGAACGAAGTCGGGTGCTATGTAACTTTGTGGCCACAAATGGACTTTACACAGTTTCTTCAGGTGGAAATCAGGGTGCTGTAAACGTTACGATTGAAGTTGAAGTAACGCCGGTTAATGAATTTGGTGTAGCCATTGGCAATCCAATGCTGAAGCAGATCATTTTAAAGGGTTCGGCAAAGTCACGTCAGACAGTCGGTGCAACGCTGGATATGGTGACATTTCAGGGTCGTTGTAGTGTCCGTGCACGCCGTTTAACTCCGACTCCGGCAGTTACAACGGTAGTAGATGAAGTAAAGTGGCAGGCGCTTTACGGTGCTTATCCTTTACAAAGCACAGTGTATGAGCATGAAACGGTTTTTCGTGCGCGTACTTATGCAACCACTGGAGCTTTATCTGTTAAGTCCCGCAAGATCAATTTTGATCTTCAGCGAATGTTACCGACTTATAAAAACGGGGCAATGACAACAGAGCTATATCCAACATCAAGCTTTGCTGATGCATTAGTCTCAATGGCACTGGATGACAAGATTGGTCGCCGTACGATCGAAGAGATTGATATAGAAAACATCTACCGTACTTATAACGATATTGTTGATTATTTTGGTACACCTTTGGCAGCCGAGTTCTGTACTACGATTGATGATACAAACCTATCATTTGAAGAACTGGCCACTAACCTTTGTGATGCTGTATTTTGTACGGCATATTGGCAAAACAATAAGCTCAAAATCTACTTTGAACAACCAACTGATAACTCGGTAATGCTGTTTAACTTCCGGAATATCATTCCGGAAACTTATAAGCAAGACCTAACTTTTGGTGTAATGGATGACTACGATGGTTTGATCTATGAATATACGAATCCAGCCGACGATAGCCGTATCAATATCTATTTACCGGATAGAGGAGCAAAGAACCCCAAAGAGGTGAAATCTGTTGGTGTACGAAACAAGTGGCAAGCGCATTTCAATGCATACCGACTTTGGAACAAGATTAGGTTTCAACGTAAATCCATTACCTATGATGCTGCACCAGAATCGGAATTACTAGTGTTGCGTAACCGTATTGCTGTTGCAGATCCTCGCAATGGTATCCATCAAAGTGGAGAGGTGGTACAGCAAGAAGGTTTAATTCTCACTCTAAGCCATGATGTAGATTTTATTGCAGGCAAAAGCTATGTGATTTATCTGCAAATGAGTGATGGTACCGTGGACCTAATACCTGTTACACCGGGCTCAGCCAAGAACAAAGTAGTTTTAGGACGTTTACCGAACAGCGCATTAAAGTTAAGCCCTGATGATTTTGTGAATACTATCTATACGGTGGTTAATGACGATACTAAAGGTTCATTGCCTTATCTGGTCGCAAAAAGAGAACCGGCTGATCAGTTCTCCAATACCATTACGGCAATTAATTACGATGTGCGTTATTACCTCAATGACAAGGACTTTATTGATGTGCCGGTTGATGATTCTCCAATTTACATTCGATATGACCAGCTGGATATAAATCTGGCACGTTTATATCAAATGCAAAGAGGGGATTTGCCAACAACTGGAGAAATCAGTTTTGTAGTTGAATCTGGTGCACTAGTTTCTAGTTCGAGTTCTTATCGACCAGAAACCAGATTCGTCTATAAATTCGACTACAACTCTAGTCCGCCGAAACAGGAATTTATTGCCCCTGCAGCGACTGAACTACCTGCCATTGATACTGGTGAGTTCCCACCTGATCTGGTGGTAAATCTGACGATTAAAGGTGCTGTTGTTGGACGTGGTGGTGATGGCGGTTTACCTCATTTGGCATTTGGCGCTTGGGAAACGGATCCGGATTACAACTTTACCAAAACCCGCCGTGATGGGTTTCAGGGAGCACCTGGTTTATTGAACCGGCACAGCAAACTAAACCTGATTATTGATGGCGGCACTCTAGCTCGAGGTGGATCTGGTGGTGGAGCAACACCAAGCGGTATTTACACTGGGTTGTCTTATGGTGTTCAAGGTATTCCGGGTGGAGCTGGTGCACCATTTGGACGGGTCATGACAGGCCAGCCAATTTCAAGCGACTCACAAGATTGGCGCTGGTATTTTGGAAGTTACTTCAATGTCTTAAAAATTACTGATGCCGAAGCTTCGGTACCCGGTAAAGGTTATCGAACCCAAAATGACCGCTATGGATCTCCATTATCAGGCGATGGCGGAAACTGGGGCGAACGTGGTACCAAGTCCACCAATGATGGAACGTGGAACTGGAAATACCATGGCACAACTGAAGGCCAGCCGGGGCCGGGGGGACCTGCAATTATTGGAGTTGCTCCACTTACAACTCAACTGATTAACGGAGGGAAAATTCTACAAACCCTTTAAAACTTAAAATAACTTTGAGCACCCAATTCGGGTGCTTTTTTATTGTCTAAATTTTTTGGAGATATTAATGGAACCAGTTTCCACAAGCGGTTTTACAGCACTACTAAAATTGTACGGGATTGCAATCATGGTGACTTTAGCGGTCGGTTTGGTTGCAGCAGTGGTATTAATGACTCGTATGCCACGTTCACCACAAGAGTGGGCAGTAGGTTTGATCTGTACTGTTGTATCAAGCCTTGCTGGCGGCTCATTCATTATTGTGAAGTGGGGACTTCATGAATGGGTTACTGATGTATGGGGGATGATTGCTCTAGGTGGGTTCTTCTTTGTTTGTGGTTTACCCGGTTGGGCTTTAGTCCGTTGGATTTTTAATTTTATAGATAAACAGGAAGGTAAAACGATCGTTGAAGTGATCAAAGAGTTTAAGAAAGCCAGAAAAGACATTGAAAACAGTTAATGCCGCCTTCGGGCGGTTTTTTATATCTGAAGGAAACCGAAATGAAATTTAGCAATCTACAAAGAACACTTGGTGTTGCAGTTGATGGAAAGATTGGACGCAACACCCTTACAGCATTATTTAAGAAACTTGGCGCAAATCAAAGCCGAGCTGAGGAACTGGCATTAGCAGCTAACGTACACTTTAAAGACTATGCGATTTTCTACAATGAACTGCGGTTTTCTCATTTCATTGCACAGCTTGCTCATGAGTCTGGCAACTTTCGATATATGGAAGAAATTGCATCTGGCGCAGCATACGAGGGGCGTAAAGATCTAGGTAATATTATGGCCGGTGATGGTATTCGCTTTAAGGGGCGTGGACCAATCCAACTTACTGGACGTGAGAATTACCAAAAATATGGTCGAGCATTGGGCATTGATTTTGAATCACATCCCGAACTTGTAGCAATTCCGAGTATCGGTTTACTAGTCGCTTGTAAATTCTGGACTAATAACGGATTGAATGAACTGGCAGATCGAGATGACATTTTAACTATTACACGGCGCATCAATGGCGGTATAAATGGCTTAGTTGAACGTAAAGCCAATCTAGCCAAAATTAAAAGTTGGATGTTATGAAAGCATTAATATTGCTGTGCATTCTGCTTTCAGGTTGCACAGCTCATACAATAAATAATAATGTGAGTGTAGGTATTTGTGTGAAAGCCCTCTAAGGAGGGCATCAAATCTTTATTTCTTCTGACTTTCTTTAATTAAAGATATTATTTGATTTATTGCATCACTGCTAATAGCATTTGAATTTATTTCTTTTTCTATAGGCAGATAGCCAGTAAAATATTTTTCAGCTAAACGGATTTTTAAATCTTCACTTTTTATTTTCTCTATATCTACAATATATGTAGATAGTGCAACCATTTCAGTATGACATTTTATATAGTTATGATATTGATTTGATAAAATGTTTTTTTCTTTAATTAAAAAAGCCATTAAGCTTGAAATTGCAATTATTAACCCAATAGAATAAATAATTTTAGAGTTAATCTCTGGTTGAGAATAGTATTTTTGCATAAAAATGCTAATTATAACAATAAATAAAAAGACAATTAGGGCATTTAATATATAGATATAAACTTTCAAGCCGTCAGCTTTTCTTTTAAATTCTTTGATAGTACTTTGATTTTTTGCTGATTCAATTCTTATAAGCACTTCTTTTTCTTTAATTTTAAGTTCATTTTCTTTATTTTGTATTCTTTTTCCTTTTTCTTCTAATAATTTTTCTGCTTCATATAATTTTTTCTGCATTTGTGAAACAGTCGGGATACCTATTTCATTTAAAAGTTCAGGAGTGTATGTACCATCTTGAGTTTTATTATATAAATTTACAAAAATATCAGGTAGAGAATATTTTGATACCATATCCATTTTATTTATTTCATTAATATAGTATTCCGCATTTATACCTAATGGTTTTGAAATAAATTTAATTAATTTTTCTAGACTACTACCAGCTTTGGTTGAATCTAAGTAAATACTAGTTTTAGCTAACTTGTTAATATTTTCATAAAGTAAGTTAAAATTTTTTATAAAAATATTATGATTATTCTGACTATTGTTGCTAATTAATATAATTAATTCTTCTTTTAAATCAATAATTTCTTGTATTAATTCTACCAAATTTGAAATTGTTATTTCATCCATAAAATCAATTGCATTTAGATACTTTTCACATACTTCATTTATTGCGGGAATAATTTCACCATTCCATTTAAGCAAAATGCCGGATGAAGGAAAGTGATCTAGATAAGCTTTAGAGCCCTCCGGATTCCAGACGATATTTTGAAAAGATTTTAAATTATCTATTTGATTTTTTAATAAAGAACTACTTTCCATAATAAATAAAATTTAATTTTTGATGGCGTTTAGTATTAATTATTAGCTTGATATGTTCAAGAAATTGATTCATCAAATTTTTAACAGTTCATCCCACCGAAAGGGATTCTTACTCAATTTATCCCGCGACATTGACCAATTACGATTCGGTATAAAGCAGGGACCTACACCAATCTTCTTCTTCCCAAATTTGCTGTGAATACCATCCATAGCCTGCATTAAACATTCCTTTTTCTCTATTTGTTTAAAGTCAGTTAATAGGTCATAAGTATGACCAGACTTTGGCTCTAAACATGTCAGCACTACACCGCACTTCTTATATTTAATTCCTTCTTTGTATATATCGTTTAACATCCTCGTAGCTGCTTTGACAAAATCTATCGCGCAATCCGTGGGTTCAGAAAACGAACCTGTGATTGATTTGTTGTAGAACGGCACATTGGGGTCAAATGGATTTGATTGAACGAAAGCAATCATACATCCGCATAAAAGCCCTTCATCACGCAAGCGTTTACATGCATCTTGAGCATACATAGAGATAGCTTCTTTTAGATCCGTTAGTTCAGTTACACGACCACCGAAAGACCGGCTTGCAACTATTTGCTTTTTTGAGGGTGGGGTGTGCTCGATCTCAATGCATGATATGCCTTGTAATTCGTAGATCGTTCTGGCCATGACGATAGAAAATTTCTTTTGCATTTCTCTAGGTTCAGCACAAGCTAGATCAAGTACCGTATTAATTCCCATTGATTGAAGCTTTTTTGAATGCTTACGACCAACGCCCCAAACCTCTGAAACATCGATAAGTGAGAAGTAATATTCTTTATTGCACGGATCCATTGATACCAGATCACAAACGCTGTTAAAGCCGGGATTTTTCTTTGCAATATGATTTGCAATCTTTGCTTCTGTTTTACTTCTGCCGATTCCGACACAGACAGGTAAGCCTAACCACTTCCATATTTGTTGGCGCATTTGCTGGCCAACTTTTTCTAAGTCAAAATTCTTTTCATAAGCTGTGAAATCTACAAAGCACTCATCAATCGAGTACGGTTCAACTTCTTCTGCAGTTACGTAAGAGGCAAGGATCGTATGAAAGCGCCGTGACATTTCTGCATACATTGCATAGTTGCTTGAAAGAACAATTACGTTATGTTGCTGAACAATGTCTTTAATTTGAAAAAGCGGCACACCCATTTTTATATTTAAGGATTTTGCCTCGTTGCTACGCGCCACGGCGCACCCATCGTTATTTGACAAAACAATAACCGGTTTATCATTCAAAGATGGGTCAAAGACTCTCTCACATGAAACGTACATGTTATTTACATCGATGAGAAAAAATACTTTGTTCTCATGTTTCATAACTTAATGCCGTGTCATTTTAATGATATGAGTGACAACACCCCAAATTATTAATTCTTGGCCATCCGCTAAATAAATATTCTTATAATCCGGATTCTCTGCTTTAAGCCATTGACCTTTTTCATCAATCATTAAACGTTTAACTGTGAATTCATTGTCAATTAAGGCAATAACGATATCGCCGTGCTTTGCATCAAGACTACGATCCACAATCAGTTCGTCATCAATATCTATACCTGCATTGAGCATTGATAGTGATGCAACTTTAACAATAAACGTTGAAGTTGCATTTTTGATTAAGTGCTCATTCATATCGAGCGCTTTATCGACATAATCTTGTGCTGGAGAGGGGAAACCAGCGGAAATCTTTTCAAGTGCGTAAGGGACAAGCATGTGAGTTGATGGTACAACTAGCTTGATAGACATAACCTCAGATAAAACAAAACCTTTTTGAAGGTATGGCTTTATCTGGATAATGGATGGTGCAATTTCGCTCATATGTTTCCCCTAGCTTGATTTTGTAACATATTCAAGATGATATTCTAGAGATGAGCTTAAATTCAAATTTAAAAAGCTGTGGATAAACAAATAGAAGTCAAAAATTGACGTAGCCAAAAGTGCATTTGGTCGGAAATTCTACGCACTTAATTGGCTGATTTTCTTGGTTTAGGGAAATATTCGGCAGTAAATTTACCTAAAGGCATTTCAAAGAAAAATTGATCAGCATCTTCTTTTTTACAGTTCAACCAATCTTCCCTGTATTCTTCAGGGATTACAATAATCGATCGTTTCTCATCTTCTGGTTTGTGGAACTGGCTCATGAAAGGGTGATTGTCTGCATTAATAGTCAGCATCGACATAGATCTTACTTGCTGCCCATCAATCACAGTTGAATCGTAAATTGCTGCCACTGTGAAAGGCAAACCGTCTTCTCTATAAATTCCCCAACGTTCGGCTTTACCATTCACATATCTTGGTTCATAGATCTTTTCTACAGGTATTAAAGCAAATTGGCTTTTAGCCCATGCATGTCGGAAGCTCGGCTTTTTATCTACCGTCTCAGTTCTAGCGTTATAGGTATACTTTGAGAATTTTAGGTCATGGTTCCATGGTGGAATCATTCCAAACTTCACAGAGCGCCATTCAAGATTGCCTTTATTGCTAAAAATAAGAGGGCAGTCATAACCCGGATAAACATCATTCTTATAGTCGAATGTCGGTTCGAATAGATCTAGTAGGTGTACTCGATCTTTACTTATAGGTTCGTAGTTCGCGCACATTACACACTCCAAAGTTTCAAATTTGAATATTCCGAATGAATAGTATAGATATCATTTGTATTTTATAGATTAATGGTTATCTCGCTTTTCTATTGCATCACGTGCACCTTGAGGAGTTTTATTAAAAGTTTCATCAACTTCTTTTGGCTCAGTTATGGCGCTATATACAATCATATTGATAAGACTAAATAACTTTTCGGCAATTTTATCTATATCTTGATCATCCATTTCACTAGGGTGCACAGCATTATTTCCTACAATCCTCACAGTATCTGCCGCTTTTTGAATTCTCCTATTAATAATCCCTTCACTAACAAGATTGCCAATATCAGTATTAATATTCTTTCCAGATTGACCTAAATGTATACATAATTTTTGCAAAGCAAGCCTTAGTAAAGCTGCTGCTGCACGAGGAGATTTATAATAGATTGTTCTAGCTTCATTAAAATCTTCTCTTACATCAGATGGCATATCTTCAGATGGTAGAATGTTTATTTCTGAAGTGGGGTATACCATCATCCCCTCATGATACTTCTTGATATAAATTGAACTTTTATCAGCATTTTCCCTCCAAATAGAAGACTCATTGCAATGTAAACATTGGGCGAAAGAAAGTATGTATTCAGATTCTTGTTTAAAAATATCCCAACTCATTGATGAATAAACATTACAAAATGGACAATGAAAAGATTTTAATCGAATTTTTGGTGCAACCAAGTTCATACTTATCCCTATGATTCTAAAAATAAAATATAATGTTGTAACTTTATTAAATCTCAATAAAAAGTTTCAATAATTTTATTATATACACGTTTATTCATATGAAAGATATAACATCTAAGGGAGAAAATTATATAAAACTTCATTTTTGATGTTGTTCTCAATATAATGATTAGTGAATTTAAATGCTTTATAGGAATTTTGTAGAGTATAAATTAATACTAATATACTCATAACTAAACACTAAACTTGACAAATCATTTAAAAAACAGACAGTATGGGGGATCTTTCATTAAACAATAATTTTAGAATTTAATAAACTAGACTTTATCTGAGCATAATTTAAATTAGTCAGCCTAACCAATGTGAGAGTTAAGAAATATGGAAGTGTTAAATGTGTAAGGATGAAATTGATGCCGCACTTAAACTTTTAATTAGTAGTGATTCCAGTATTAATTTAAAAGAATTAATACCGTATATTAAAGGTAAAGTAGAGGAATACATTAAAACACATAAACCTGACAGTGTACTTGTACTTAAAAATCTGCTAACTCCAAGTTCATACGGTGTATCTTGGGCTATTGCACAAAGCCATAGTATCTTACATTATATTGAACACCTAAATTCTGATAATTTTCATAAAATTGTATCAGGAGACATTTACTTAACCAATATTACACAAAAATTTATTATTGATTTTAAAAATTTCAATACATTTTTAAGAGAATTACGGTTACCGCCGATTTATGATCCAAGTAAAGATAAAATATTAACTGATATTTTTATGGATCGATATGCTAAATCAGCCGGGGCATTTATTACGTCTAAATTAAAAACTTATTACCCTGGAGCTCCATCTCCTCTAATGTATGAGTATGAAGCAAATGTTACCCCTTTCTTTATCCGTCATGCTATAGAGCTAAAAGTAAAATGTGAGATGCTTGGTATTGATAAAGTTATTCGTATAAAAAAAGATGGTACCCCTGTTCAGGCAATTATTAATATCAGTAAATATATAAATTTTTTAAATTTTGAAGGTAAAAAATTTTTTGATTTACCTCCAGAAGTAAACATTGATGAAGTACAAATAGTAAATCAATGGTCTAATAATTTTATTCATGAAGGTGAACATGAATATGTATGGCAAGTTAAATCGGCTATTTCAGCTATAGAGCCATTATTCATTATAGATTATAAAGGGGTACTAGCAATACATGGACATACATTTAGATCTGAGCATTATACTCCAGCTAGTTTAAAAAAAAGCTTAGAAGAAAAATTTATGAATTTAAAATTTTTTATAGATTCAACTATTTAGGTATAAGATAATTATGATGATCAGTTCTTAAATATATTGAAATTTTTAGTCACTCTAGAAAACAAGTCAGCAATTTTATAACTTTTTTGATAATTATTATAAAATAAGAGTAGAAGGCTTATAAGGTTAATCAGGGAGGATAATGAAGTACCAAATTAAAAAAACAGTAACATGCTAGACTTTTATTAACCTGAATGTATAGAGAATTTTTTTATAAATAGTATTGTTTCCATATATCTCTTCATAGGATTTATCATTTGTAATTATTCTTAAATGTTGTAATAATCTTTATAAAAAGTATTTTCATTTATATTGGATAGGAAATGTATACAAATAGTTGTAACTATTGCGGAACCAGATTTTCTACGGATAACTATAATAAAGTATTTTGTTCAGGTCATTGTGCGGATAACTATAAAACTACAATGCAAAATAAAAACACTTCAGCAACTAATACTCATACTCGACATGATCATAATGTTACATCTACCCAAGGAATCTCAATTGAAGCTGTAATAGTTATTGCAGTGGGTGGAATAGCTTGGTCATCAATGAAAAATTGGGATGAATTTGAACCAGTAACAAGTCATATTTTACTTGTATTTAATTATCTTTTTTATAAACCCCTTCATTTTACTTCCACTATTTATGATTATTTTACTAGTATAGAGCAGGATCACGGGCATTGGATATCTGTTGTTAAGTGGGGAGGATCTATATTTTATGTTCTTTTTGTTTTTTCATTTTATCTAGCAATTATCTCAATATTAAATGAAAAAAAGCTTACATGGGTTTGGGTTTTGTTTTTAGTATCCCCACTAATAACACATGGAGTGTGGTATTTCTTTATTTCATGAATGAGCTTAAAAAGCTTTACCTGAGCAAAGGTTAAAGATCAATTAGGTTTATCCGGTCTTTCGAAATTGGTACGCACATATAAAGTAATCTTTTTATGATTTTCGAAATTACTTTTCCATCATAACTAATATAAGTAAAAAGAGGGTAAATAATAGACTGTGGACGCTATCATTCACCCTCATGGTATATATCTTTAACGCCAGCTATTCGGAACTTTGAATTTGCCTGTAGGCATTGGAGAACCCAGAACATACTTAACGTTGTAAATTAAACCAGGCAAAACAGTGTTTGGCTTTTCATTAAAGCAAACATAGGTATTGTTTCTGGATGGTTTAATTAACTTATATTGTGTACCAGCACTTGAGACATAATAGACACCATTTGGGGTAGTCATAAGGCCAGCATCAACTTTAGAAATATTTTGATTATAACTCTGGCTTGTATTGTTAATAGCTGAGAAATAACTACACCCTAGCGATTTAGATACTTCAGCAGCTTTACGTAATGCGTATTGGTTTGCTATCGATTTATGGGTATATCCATTTACAGATGCGCGTACTTGAAAGACATTATCATCAATAATAGTGGCTTCAACCCCACCAGAAGCCCCCATTTCTTGATAAGGTGTAGTACAGGCTTGTAAACCAACTGTTGCTAAAGCAGCTAAAAATATCTTTTTCATAATTTATATAAAGTGATAAATGCGTCACATTAATTTTAACTATTTAGAAGAATTTTTCAATTGCTTAAGGATTTCTTAAAACTTGAGCTCTAAAAATCTAGAATTTGGCCTGCCATTTTAAAGTTATCTAACACTTGAATGTGGTGGTTAATTAATTCTTGCGCCTGATTTCTTGATTCATTTTTCTCAAAGTACAGGCGATTTTTAATCAAAGCTTTAACCGGTTCAGAAATAATTACATCTTCAATCATATTCATAGCTTTCTTTAAATCATCGAAAGAAACTTGAATATAGCCATCAGTCACATCGTTATCATCATCGTCAGTAGTATGGTTAATTAGTCTTTTAATCGTATAACTACCTATGGCCAAGCTATTCGCAATGGTACCAAAAGTTCGGCGTAGATCATGGAACGTAAATTCGATACCAGAATTCTCAGTTACCTTTTCTCTTGCTGCACGGCGGTCAGAAATATGGGAAACACCATTTCTATCGGTAAACACATATTTATTATTGCCGGCACGTTTTTTTCTTTCACGCATAAGGTGCCAAAGGGTATCACCCATAGGCAATAAAAGGTCCTCATGGTTTTTGGTGTTAACGATTTTGATGGTGCCGAACTGAAGATCTACATTTTTCCATTCGACAGCCTCAGCCTCACTACGTCTAAAACCAGTTAAAGCGAGTAAGAATAAAAAGTCTTGGTTTGTGTACGCTCTAAAATCGTTATTTTGTTCACCCATCCAGTAAGTAGTGGCAACTGCAAGCGCCCATGCTTCACGCTGATCTGCGCGAACGTGGCCTTTTCTGCGTTTAATCTTATTGAAAGCTTTTTCTTCTTTTACGATAACAACCGGGTTTTTAATATTTAAAATTTTATTTCCTGACTCATCCTTATATCTGCTAATCGTATGATTAAAGAGAGCATGTAAAAATTTTGATGCAAGATTAGCTCGGGAAGGGCTTGCTTCAGAAAGTTTTAAATGTCGATCGATAATCATTGCACTAGTGATTTGATCAAGTTTTACATCTTTCCAGTCACTAAAGTAGTTCTCTATGCATCCGTCATAGGCAATTAAAGTAGTTTCAGCCAGCTTTTTACGCAATTTATAGTATTGGTAAGCCTCATAAAGAGTAGGGACTAGCTTTTGTAAAGCATCATTTTGAATTGCTGAAGCTCGTATATCACGCTTTTGCTTAACTGGATCTACACCTTCATCCATCATGATTAGTAAGCGTTTAGCTTCAGTTCTGGCTTGCTCTAATGTATAGACACCATGTTTACCAATGACTTTACGTTTTGATTTGCCGTTTGGCATTTTCTTTTCAGCAAAATAGCTTTTAGTTTTGCCCACACATAAGCCAAATCCTATAGTTACTGTATCTCTGTAAAAGATTTGTTTCTCTTCAGACAAAGGAATAGAGTCTATTACCGATTTAGTAAATTTAATGTGTTGAGCCATCTTTAATTTAAGCAATACAAAGCAATACCTAACGATACAACACAATAATTGTGAAGTCTATTAAGAGTCTATTTTGAAGGATTAGTCTATTAAAAAAGAGTATTTTAAATAGGAGAATTTGTTTTAAGTTGTTGTTATCTATTTAAAAATAAATGCTCCGAAGATGCCGCTGCATGTCGTTACCCTTGAACCCTAAAGTTCA